TTTAAGTACATCATACTGGCACACATGTAGCCTGCCAGCTTGTTGTAATTCCCTCCATCTATCATAATCCTTCTTCGTCACAATATGCTTCTCAACCACCAAACCTAAATCCTGTTCAGCCCATTCAATCAGCTCTGGAAACATCCACGTATCGAACACCAAAACAGCCACATTCAAACGACTTATTGCATCCTCCATCCACTGCTTTACTTCCCGCGGACTTATGTACGCTCGATCCATCCTCTGGAAGCGCCATGCACCATCGATGTAGATGTCATCTCCAACCTTATATCCAACAGCAACTCCAAACGCATCATTTCTTACCGCCGGATCGATGGCCATCACCCTCAGATGCTCACGATCCACATATTGAGGATCAGCCAACACATTGTACGGTAGATCCAAATTCACGCCCTCCGGGAACTGTAAGGCATTCGTAGCCTGTGGCTGGCATGCAAAATCCCTGAGGAAGGTCGCCAAATCGTGCTTATGAGCCTTCAACAACTCCTCCCGACTAATGTTCGGATTCACCTCCCATGTAGGCGTCAGGAGTGCTAACGTCTGCTTTTGCTCCTCTGGATCCTGTAGTGCTCTGCGGTATAACGTCATGATGATATCATTCGGATGGCGAGGACTACTAATGGCAACAATCTTGCCTTCCTTCCCAAACGTATCCGTTGACTTTGTCAACCTACTCCAAATCTCCCATGCGCCTCGCTTACTGACGGTCTCCTCGAAATTTGCAAGCTCGTCGAAGATAACCGCCTTATTCGACCTACCCACCGCTGTCGTTGACCAACTGCTAATCGTTCTAATGGTCACATTCTTCACATCACACATGATCTTTGACTCTCTAACCTTAACATCAAAATGATCCTGTAACCACTGACTATCCTCGACCATTGCCTTAGCCTTCGCAAATACCGTATCCATCGCCTGCTCTTCTGACACAGCTACGATGGAAATGAATATTGGATCATTCTTCAACAACCCAAAATGCTCTGCGGGATTGCTCAACGTAATGAGCTTGAAGAACTCATAAACTGCAATCAACGCGGCCAACGTCGACTTCCCACTGTTGTGTACGATCATACCATTCGCTACAAATGCATGGGTGTCATCCTCTATTCCCAAATCATACACTGGTCTCCAACCCACATACTTAATCCTCTCAACTACATCCCAACCATCAACCGTACCAACTTCTATACCTTCTCCCAACTGCCACACCAATCTCCACCCATCCCTCGTCCACACTGGATGATTCCACGTCGCCCTAACGCTAAACCCTCTCTCCGTCTCGACCTTCCACACGGGTCGAACACCATTGTAATATAGCTTACACCTCGCATCACGGCCCACCGGATTTCTCGCAACAATACAGTGCGTCATCCGTTTGTAGCCATCCGGCGTCAAGACCTTCGTATCCGCTGTCAAACATCGCATTCCACTAATCCAAATCAACTTCTTATACCCACCCTCATAAAACTCCCTCAATATCTCTGCCTGCTTCGGGAACAACTTCACACCTACCACATTCTCCGCAAACCAAACCGGATCCTTATGCGCCTTGACAACCGTCCGAAAGTAGTCAACCGGATCACCTAACATCACACATCACCTCCTACGCTTGGTCACACCTTGGCCGGCCTACGCTCATATTGCATGACGGTAGTCCTAAGGCCTTCCATCCATTGGCGTAAGGCCATCCGATCGTCAGCATACAACTCCATCGGCATATTCGTTGACATCTCGGCCTACCACACGGCCTCCAGACTGCCTACAGCCTACTGAAAGGCCTCCAACCTCCTCAATATCCTCTCTCTACACTCCTCACAACACTCCTCCAGCACCACCATCGTCAGCTCCTGCACCCTCTTTTCCACCTGCTGCACTTGCACAACAATCTGCCCTCTCTGAATTCTCCCCGCCAACTCCGCATAATCCATCAACGCACTCCTCAACTCCTTCACCACTCCCGTCAACGCCCTAATCTTTCCCACATCCGGTTCATAGGCATCCGCCAACAAATCCACATAATCCTCCAACACTCTGACTATCTTCCTCATCTTTCCCATAATCTCATCATCCTCCTCAACCCATCTCCTCACCTCCTCTGGTCTCAAATGCTCTTCCACATGCCTCCACACCTCCTCAACTGTCACACCAAAAAACTCCGCCATCTGCTTCGCCGACTTCTTTCCCTCCACCACATCCAAACTCCACTTAATTCCTAACATCCCTGCCTTACAAATACGGCACTCTTTCATGATCTCTCTCACAACTTGCCAGACGATAGTCTCGACAGCCAAGCGAGAGTCTGCCTAACACGGCCAACATTGGGGCCCCCGCCCCCTGGGATAGACAGGTCCTACTAGATTTTTATCGCACATTTTTATAAATTTTGAGCGATAAACGATTTTTAAATTTGTTGCTGCAATTTTAAAAAATTTTTAGCAACAAGCGCATAAAGCAAAAAAATAAAAATGCACAAATCCAAAAGCTTTTTTAAATGCAAAATTAAAGTTAAAATTGAAGAAAAAAAAGGAGGTGGAAAAGAATGGATATAGTGGGGTTGTATAAGGAGGAAAAAGAAAGGAGGAAGGTTGTGGGTAGAGGAGGTAGGGCAGAGGAAATAAGGAAGGCTATAAGGGAATTGCTGGATGCAGGAGAAGTGGTTTACCTGGGGGCCTTGACGAGGGTCTTGATGAAGGTATATGAGGAGGAAAATTATAGGAAGGTAAGAGGGTGGATAGTGACGGCGGTGCAGGCAAAAAGTAGTGGGTTGAGGTTGGAAAAGAGGGATGATGGTTTGGTAATAGTAAGGGCCTGAGGGCCCCCTATTATTTTTTTTAAGGTGATGGGGATGAGAATTGATAAGGAGTATGGTTGGGTTGATATGGAATTTGAGGGGGATGTATGTTATGTTTTGGATGTATGGGTGAATGAAGAAATGAGGGGGAAGGGGTATGGAAGAAAGTTGGTGGAGGAAGTAGTGGAGTTGTGTAAAAAATGTGGTTGTAGAGAGATTAGGATGGATGTGTGGAGTGAAAGGATGAGAAGAATTGTGGAAAAGTTGGGATTTGAAAGGGATGGTAGTGAGAGTGATGTAGGAGAGGGGTATGTGTTGAGGTTAGAGTAATTTTTTTAGGTTGGTAGAGAGGTGGGTTAAATGGTTAGGGTGTTTAAGGAGAGGCAGTTTTTGAGTAAGGTTATCAGGGCCTATTATGTAAAGGTAAGGATGACGTCAAGGGACAAGGAGGAGATTATGGGGTTGTTATCTCAGTGGCATATGCAAGGGTGGAATGGGGCGTTGAGAGAGATTGCGGAGATTTATCGGGAGTGTGGGGATGTGGAGATGGCTGAGTTTTATGAGGAGATGTGGAGGAAGTATATTGGAAAGGAGGAGGGATGAAGCATGATGGAAGTAGATTGGGTAGAAGTTTGGGAAGAAGAGCTAAAAGAGTGTGGTTTTACAGACAAGGAAATTGACTGGTGGATAGAGCAGATAGGTAAGTATGGAGAGATAGTGGTGGATTATCTGATATGGAAAAGTATGCAGATCTCCAATTGTTAGAGGTGATGGCTATGGTAAAATTAGCAGAGGAAGCAGTTGAGGAGATTAGAAGGTGTTTTTCACCAGCGGGCTATGGAGACAGAGGTTATGAAGCGAAGATACGTAATGGGACGGTGGTTGGGTATTGCGCTGAGTGCGGTGGAGAGGTCAAAAGGGTTTGGAGTAGTGTGAAGGCTGGTAAAAGAGAGACGGTATGCACAAGATGTGGGATGGTGAATCCAAGGTTGAAGAGAGTGGAGTTGGACGACGACGAGGTCGTTAGGTGTATGAAGATGGCGTTTGAGGAGATCAGCAAACGGTTAGGAGAGCAAGAGTTAGATGGAAATGCATGGCTGAGAGTAGTGGAGTATTTGTTGGGTTGTAGCATACCGAAAGGGTTGTGGAGGAAGAAAGGTAGAAAATGGATTGAGAAGGCAGGCTTAGAGGTTACGGTTGATGGAAAGGTACGTAAAAGGTTGGATGGTTGACTCCATTTTTGTTTTTTCTCGGTGGTGGTAACATGATGGAGGTTGAGGTGAGGAGTAAAGAGGAATTGGAAAGGTTTATCAGGCGGTTTGTGGTGATGAATGACTTCTTTGTGAATGACGAGGGCAAATTGTGCACGGTAAGTGAGATGATTGATGAAGTTTGGATGGAGCTGAGATGTTCGGGAAGAGCAAGAGTGTTGTTGGATGAGTTGGAAGTGATTGTGGAGAGAGTGAGGTGATTGGATGTTTGATTGGAAGTTTGAAGAATGGTTGAGAGAGAAAGGATGGATAAAAGATTTGGGAGAGGTGGTGGAAAATGGTGTGGAGATGTAGTGTGAGTTGTTATGGGAAGTGCGATAGGTGTGTGAAAAAGTTGGGTATGATTGGAAGAGATGAGTTCGTAGCAGCAATGGATTGGAAGATAAGGCAACGTTAACTACAAACATGTTTTTGTGATGAGTGTTATGCCGCCATAGAATGAGGTGATTATCACGGAAGTTGTGGAGATGTTGAGGTGATGAGTGATGGAAGATCAGTCTTGGGTCAAGACGTATAGGGAGTAGTTGAGGAACTGGTACAGCGATGAGGAGATTGTTGAGGAGGTAGTGAGAGTGATAACTGAAATGGAGAAGTTGATGCCAGGATTGCAGGGAGTGTTGAGTTTGATGGGTAGGGATGATATGATTTTGGTGGATGGATTTTTGAAGGTATGTGAGAAATGGCTTAGATGGAAGGGTGAGGTGATGTGAGATGTTGAGTGTTGAGTTCGTAGGTGAAGAGGAAGTGGAGAAGATAGGAAAGCTTGAGGAAGAAGGCGAAGTGGTGTATGTTGAGCCTGATGAGAGTGGAAAAGAGGTTATCGTAAAGGAAAACGAAGTGATTGTAGTCAGTGAATGGTTTGATGGATGGATTGTCGTCAGGGTGAGGTGATGGATCCGTAACAGTTAGCAGAGTTGTTTGATGCAGGCATGGATGAAGTTCGGGGGATGTGAGGATTGAGGTTGAGTGAAAGGTCAACTTTCTCAATTTTTGTGGGCGCGATGTTCTGGTTGTCGATGTCAAGTTATCGGCGGGTGATGTGAGAATGATGGAGGAAGCAAAAGCGTTAGTTCGGAAGGTGATCAAGGAATTCGGTGACGACTTTTGGCGGGAGGAAAACAATTGATGACATTGTGGAGATGTTGAACAAAGCAGGATATGATTGGTGTTGGTGAGAAAGGAGAAAGGAAAGGTTTGTTTTGCATGTGTAGAAAGGAGATTGGGCGAGCGCATACCTGATGAGTTGAAGCCATTGATCATCAGTGTTGCGCATAAGTGCTGTAGGTTGTCGGCTTGCGATTGGTGCCCAGTGTGTTTCTGCCATTATCCGTGTGATTGTGAGGAGGAGCAGCAGTGGAAGGAAGTGGAGTGGGAGGAATCGTAGGTTGAGTCATGACAGACACAGTGGAGTTGTGGTTTGGATGAAGAAAGGTTGTGTGTGGATCAATCGTGATGGAAAGGTGAAGAGTCTCACAGAAAAGCGAAATGTTTGCATGGATCAATCGTGATGGAAAGACTTCAAGTTTGCAGATGATTTGTGATAGATCGATGCAACGATCAATCATGATGGAAATGGTGTGTGCAATCGTGAAAACAAAAGTTTTGCGGATCAATTGTGGACATAGAATGCTCCAATCATTTCGGAAAACACAAAGTCTGCGGATCATCCATGACAGATATGACTCTTTCTCTTCACAAAAACACAAACGGTTGCACATCTGCAAATACATAAAGATGTATGCAAATGGCATTTGACACATGTCCTAAGGTGTTTTTCATGGATCTTTATCTGAAGATTAATCCTGTGGTATGAAAGCGAAAAGTTTTTGGATGATTCGTGACGGATAAACGAAAAGTCTGCTGTATAAGGAGGTGTTTTAGTGATGATGGGTGGAATTTACGAGATTGACGGTAAGAAAGTGGTTCAATTTGGAGGACGAAGCGATGGAGTGTATGAGCTTGGAAAGGACGAGAATGTAATTTGGATTCCGGCTAAGGGCGAAGTGTACAATCCAGCACCAGATCTAATAGTTGCAATTACATACGGCGAGGTTCAAGTAGTCCGCGGAAGACCGCTGTTCAAAACGGACGCCACCGTTCATTCGAAGTGGAAAGTCAAGCGAAACCAAGAAGTTCTAATTTATCGGGAGATTAACTCAGCACCACAATATGAGGTGTATTCTTATACTGATGGAAGTTACATGGGTTGTGTAGTTGAAATATATCGTGAAGGGCAGAAAGTATTCGATTACTCAGGAGGCAAATACAAGCTTCGGGTGCTTAGAAATCTGAAATTGGCAGCAGTGATATCTGATGGAATGGTATGTGACTTTGTTAGGGTGAAATATGTCTAGAGGTGATTGATGTGCGACAGACGGTCACTCTGACGGCGGATGCAGAACTGTATAAGGCGGTGAAAGCGATGGGATTGAAGCCGAGTGAGTTGTTGGATATAGCATTGAGAGCGGCGATAGGAGCGACTGGGAGTGAGGATTGGAGGATGGTGTTGAAGGAGAGGGTTGTAGAGGATCAGTTGAGGGTGATTGAGGAGAATAAGAGGGCGATTGAGAGGCAGATAGCGGAGTTGAGGGATAGGTTGAAGATGTTGGAGGAGTTGGAAAGGAGGTTGCGCGGACAGCTGGAGGACATCCGCCTGGAACAGAGGTTGGCCAGGTTGCAGAAGTTGGTGCAGAGGCTCAGGCAGATGGCGGAGATTCATGCGTTTGATGAGGAAGCAATGATGAGGGATCCGAATGTGGTGAAGGTGGTGGAGGAAGTGAGGCAGTTGAAGCCAGATTTTGAGTTGCGGAGATATTTGGAGATTTGGAGGATGATGGGAGGTAGGTAGTGTGATAGTTGTAGATTGGAATGAAGGTGTAGTACGGTCTGGGTCGAAGGATAGAGTGATCTTTCGTGTGCCAAAGTAGGCGAGAGAGAGGTGGCACGAGAGGTCGTTGAAGGTGATTTGTTGGTTGTGGTTGGGTAAGCCTGGGGATTTGGATATGGATAAGGTGGAGATAGTTCCGCAGGAGGAGGTGACGATGCTATGAGGTTCGGGAGTATGGAAGTTGAGGGAATGTTAGTTGGTGAGGAGGAAGTCAAGAGGTTGGAAAGGGAGGGGGAGGTTGTGGACTTGAAGGTAGATGAAAGGGAAGTCGTCGAAGTTGTGATAGTAGGTAGAGAGGTGTATGTGATTAAAGGAGTGGAGGATGGGGATGGGTTGTATGAGGTTTTGAGGATAAAGGTGGGTGATTAGGATGGGGATTTGTATTAAGGTAGTGGATTATTGGAATGATGAATGGTTGGCCGACATCGGGTGTAATGCCAAGGAAGAGCATCTCCATTGGTTGGTAAGTTTTTGTAGAGCACGAGGTATGGAAGAGGTAGGTGAGGAAGGATTAATTGTAGTGAAACTGTATGAGATTTGGGAGAGCCTAAAGAAGTGGGTTCAATTTTACTTGGAAATTGGAGACATCGAGGGTGCAATGAGATTGATATGGCCGTTGCAGGAGTTGAGGAAGCATTATATGGAGGATCCAGATAGGGAGGTAAAGTTGGTATGGGGTTGAGGTGATGTGAAATGGATCGAGTTAGGTATGGGAATATCCGAGGGTATGCCCAAAGATATTGTGCGTTATGTAATTCTCCGGTAGATGAGGAAGAGGAAGTCATCGCGAATGAGGAGTTCCTGCCGATACCTTGGATTTGTAGTGAGTGTGCAAGGATTGTGGCAGATTTGGTAAGGCAACGTGAAAGGTGATTTAGAATGTTTTTTGGAGAGGAAGGAAGGTGGGTTCTCGAGAGGATTCATAGGGGTCGAGTAATTGAGACTACATTAGCATATACTGCAAGTAAAGTTTGGCTGAAGATTGGAACGGTTTTGGTAGCCATTCATAGTGGTTGCGTATGGCTGTTAGATGAGGATGTAAAGGAAATCAAATATGTGGTGAATAGTGGTAGGTTGGAAGTCAAGGTGATATTGGATGGAATCTGGTAGGCTGCCTTGGGTTGTGAAGTTGTGGAAGACTGGTAACTTCAGGGATAGCTTGATACACTATCCTTTTTATGTGTATTGGATGTTGAGATATCGAGGGTTTATCGAGGGTAAATGGAGTGATAGTGAGGGTGAGGAAGGTTGGAAAGTATGTCTGCCATGTGAGCCCGTGCTGGAGGGTTGGACATGCTTGGTGGTGTATTGGGCTTATCCAACAGAGGGAAGGATGAAGGGGGTGACTAAGGAAGCAATTGAGAAGGCTGTCAAGGAAGGACGTATTATTGATATGGAACCTAATGAGCAGAGATTGGGTGAATATGAGGTCTATCAATGGTGGTTGAAAAGGTATTGGGATTTTGTGGAGAGAGTGAAAGCCAAAGTGAAAGAGTTGGAGGAAGTAATCGAATGATGGCCAAGCGAACTGGTGGGGTTGCATCCAGAGACCGAGAGGATGTTCATGAGGGATGTACAGTGATGCAGATGCTTGTATTGAAAGTTATTCAGCGACATGGTAACTGTGCACTGCGAACGATTGTAAGGGAGTTAAATTGGAATACGCAAGGTGTAAGGAAGGCGTTGGCGGCGTTGATGAGGAAAGGGTATGTGATCAGGGTTAGACGGGGATGTTATTGTTTGACTGAGTTAGGAGAGAAGTATTTGGAGAGGAGGTGAAAGTCGAAGAAGCTGAGACAATTGTGGAGGCATTCGAGAAGGGTGAATGGATCAGTTTGGAAGAGTTGGAGAAGGCAAGATGGATTTTGGCATTAAGGGAGATTCTTCGGAAGTTCGTTGAGTATGTTGGGTTAGAGATTGAGGAGAACGTGTTGGATGCGTTTGTAGAGGAGGTAATGTCGTATGCCGAGATTTGAAGTCGAAATAGAAGTTCTGGAGGGTTGCAAATTATCAGTATGGATATATACAGATAGGTGGATTTGTGTCGAATTGGAGAGAATGGCAAAGGATTTACTAAGGGATTTGACAGTCGATAAGATATCGTTTGCTAAGGAACTCAATTGTATAAGACTAGATTATGAGGTATCGGATGTTGGAGAGGCAAAGAAGGCCATAGAACATGACATTGATAGGATACGAGAGGTTATACACGAATTGGCGAGGCCTATGGAAGAGTTGGTGGAGAAGTTGAAAGCCAAATATAATGTGGTGAATGTAGAGATTTGCCCATTAACAGGAGTTGAGTGTACTCCGAGGTGTAAGTGGTATTATAGACCATGGGATTGTTGTTTGTTGAGGGTGGATGTAAACCAAATCTGATAGGAGGTGATAGTATATGCCAATTGATTGGGAGGAAAGGTTTGAGACTGTGGAGAAAGAGAGGTTGTTGCAACTGTCAAGTGAGGATTTTAGGAGAGCCTACGAGAACGGAATTATTACAAGGGAGGAGTATGAAGCAGCAATTAGCAATGTGGAGGGGGTGGATGAAGAGAAAATTTGCTTGACGATGGAGGCCATGGCTAAGATGGGAGTGTTGCGGAAGGTCAAGTGTCCAGTGGTGTATGATGGTAAGGGAAATGCTGTAGTCTTTGGATCAAAACAAATTGAGGTATATGGCATTAGAGATCCAAGGAGGTTGGTGGAAGAGGAAGTGGAAGATAGGGAGCTGAAGGAGAGGTTGATAGAGAGATTGGTAATCGAAGGTTGGGTGAGAGAGGTATGAGGTTAGGTCTGAGGAGGTTCGGTGTAGGCTCAGGTAGGGATGTCTGTGAGGTCGAGTGTAAAGACATGTTGGTGACTGTGGATGGCCACGGATTGTTTAATATCTGGGATGTGGGAATTGTAGACCTCGAGAAAGTGAGACAGCTGGAGAGAGAGGCCAAGGTCGTTGAGGAGCATCCTGCTGGCGATGGCGAGTTCTTGGTAATGACGCTAGGTGACTTGTGTAGAGTGTTGGGTCGAGATGAACCATGGTTTGCAGATTCGTATGTGGTGGTGTGGGTAACGCATGTGGTCAATGACGAGTTTAGGTTGGTGGTAACGGATTTGTTGTTTGAGTGAGGTGACAATAACATGGAGTATTGGGTTGAATGTCCAGATGGAGAGAAGAAAAGTTTAGAAGAATGCGAGAAATGTCCTCACCATGACGGTATAGCGTTGAGAGATTCTAAAGCATTCCTAAGACCGTATCCAATACCAAACTGCGATTGTGTCTGTTGCACCAAAAACGGTCGATGGCTAGTGCCCATCAGATTCGAAGGAATGGAGGAAAGGTTTTGTGATGTGTGTAAACTGAGGGAAGAATGTAATGTGAGGTGATGACAGTTGTTTAAGGTGGAAGTAGACATAGTAGATGAACACACATTGGAAGTCCGACTACAGTGCAAGCATTGGGTGTCGTTAGGCAAGGTAGATGTAGAGTGGGAGGCAGACGATGTGACGGTGATGAAGACTCTGAAGTGTGTGGAACTGAGGTATGATGTAGGCGAGAGAGAAATCATGGATGTCATTGGAATGGTGAGGAGGGATATTGAGAGATTTAGCAGATGGTTGCTGGATACATATGGAAAGGTAGAAACTGCGATGAGGTATTTGAAGTATGAGTTACAAATCGAAGACAGGCGCAAGTGTCCATTGACCAGGGAGGATTGTTTGAGGGAAGAATGTATGATGTACGATTGGAAGACGGAAAGCTGTAGGCTGATGGACATAGAAGTGTACTGTGAGTAGGTGAGGACGGATGCCTATCTGCCCTAAGTGTGGAGTGTATGTGAGGAAATCCAGATGGAGACATCACCTCAGAATGTGCGGAGGATGGCCTACTGGCTATCCTCCTAAACATTTGAGGATCAGTGTATCCTCATATAGTGCGGTTGAGAAGGCAAAGAGAAGGAGGAAGTGATAAATATGACCAAAGGTTGGTGTGCTATCAGACATGGATTGAACATAAGGGTGTCTGGGTGTCGACAGTGGCTTGGGACATTCCGATTGGAGTAGGTAGGTGTGCTGAGACTGGAGTATTTAGGGAGATGAGGTAAGCATTTGGTATGATCAAGAGGTCTATTCGGAAGGTCATGGATGGGAGACCGATCCAATGAAGTTGTGGAGGAGACATAAGGAGATCGTGGAGAAGGTAATTAGAGGTGAGATTCAAAATGAAGATGGATGAGGATATGGTTAGAGAGTTTGAGGAATGGATGAAAACTGATGAAGGTAGGAAATGGATGGAGTATATAAGTATGAAGATTGAAGACGAATCTGTCAAGGTAGCGTGTGCGGCGATGACCTTTGGCTGTATGTGGAGGAGGTTAGGGTGGTGTTGAATAGATGAAATGTGATGTTTGTGGTCAAGAAATTGTGGAAGGGGAGAGATGCTATCAGATCAGGTTTGGATATGTATCAGATGATGAGTTTATAGTCGAGGAAGACTATATGTATGTACACCCGGAGTGCTTGCCACTATGAGGAGGTGATGCGTGATGGATGTGAAAGAGATGATAAAGAGGTATGAGGAACTGAAGAAATTGGGTGTTAGAAGTCGCAGTGGTGTGAGTGAAACAATCAGACAGGAAGTTAGGAAGTTGATGGCCGGAAGGAAGTACATGAAGCTCAGGGACATCGTTGCCTATTTTAGGGAGAATAATTACCACGAACGATGGGGTATTGATAGAAGGCAAATCTACAGCAAAGTGAGGATGGCATTGTCGGCGAAGACTGCAGGATTTGCGTTTGGGATCGATGAGTCTGGAAGCATCGTAGTAATAGACATGAAGCAGAAGGATGAATAACTTCACCATTTTTTTTTGGTGATTTGGTAGTTATTCAGGCAAAATTGTGAAATTCTCATGACGAGGAGAATTTCGAAGGAGGACCTATATCGTATGTATTGGGAAGAAGGCTTGAGTATCAACCAGATAGCTAAACGATTGGGAGTATCGTACACTACAGTTTGGGATTGGATGGCTATGTATGGCATACCTCGACGCAATCGTAGAGAGGCGACAAGGTTAAGATGTGAGAAGAAATTACCAGACGAGATAACGGAGGATTTGGCATACATCTTCGGAGTGTATTTGGGGGACGGTTCAGTGTTTCGAAATGAAGAGATGTACAGCTATGGCTTTCAATTACAGGTCAAAGATTACGAGTTTGCATGTAGCGTTAGAGATGTGCTCAAACGGCTTGGTCTGAATCCGAAATTGTATGAATACAAACTATACCGAGTGTTTTGCTACAGCAAACAATTGTATGAGCGGTTAACACAAACACCCATAGACGAACCGTTACGATGGTCTCCTGATTTACAAGGAGCATTTGTGAGAGGTCTATATGAGAGCGAAGGATGCATTTACTTCAATGGATATTCATGGTATGTACACGTCGTATGTAATACAAATACCAAGCTAATGGATGTAGTAGAAAGCATATTGTGTCAACATAATTTCGATGTAAAGCGCTGGGTATCACATCCTAAAGTTAGGATGGAAAATTTGAGATTGAGGGGAGGTAAAGGGGAAGTAAAAAGATTCTTATGTTGGATTCGTCCATGTATCAAATGGCCTGAGGAATTGAGGGATGATGACTGTTATGAAACGCATCCTGGTAGGTTATGAAGTAGCCAGCCTAATGGACATCTACGACTTCATGGAAGCATTCGGAGGCTATTGTGACGGTGATCGAGAGGCCGTAGTACTACCCTACAGCGAAGAGCTTGTCGACGAATTGGAGTGCAGAGGCATTATATTCACTGTCGAGGTGATGTGATGCCTTGGTACCGAGATTGGAAGTTATCTGCTACTCCGAAGCTATGGGAGATCGATGACCAAAGCCTATGGGAAGCCTATCGTAAAGGCATCATTTCGTGGGATGAATTGCAAACCGTAATGAGGACTGAGCCGCTTGTGTCGGAGGAAGAAGTGAGGGAGGCAGTGGAAGTGTTGGTGAAGGTGGGAGGATTATTGAAGGAGGATGTGATTGTAGTTGAAAGTGGTAGTCTACGTATTGAATTTGCCACTAACTACATCGAGGTGTCTGATCCATTGCTGCCAGTAGGATTTGGACTGGAGGAATTGAAGGATATGGTAATGCCTGTAGTGATTGAAGCAGTGGAGAGAGAGGTGGATAACAGGCAGTTGAGGAATGTGTTGTTGGAGCGATTGAAGGCAGCCAAGCCTGTGAAGAGGATGGGCACGTCTTTGGTGATGGAGGGCTGACAGATGAACAAGGTTGAACTGGTGCTTGAGGCTCTCCGGCAGATAGGTGGGTTGATACCACGAGATGTTTGGCACATCCAGATGCTGGCAGCTAAGGTTACTGCGGAAAGTAGGATTCACATCAGTCCAGCCGAAGTGTGGAGTATTTTGAAAAGAAGCAAGAGGGTAAAACTAGCGCCTGATCGCAAGGTATGGAGGTTGAAAGAATGAAAATCATCAACTGTTTGCGACATCCCGCTGTGTTCTTTGTGGATGGCCGCAAGGTAGTTCTCCCTCCATCAGGAAGAGTGGTACGCATACGAACGAGGCAGAAGGTAGTAGGATACGCCTTCATCAAGGGGGTGGAGATCCCAATTGTCCAGAATGAGGTAATAGAGGTTGTTGGGCTGCCATCCGTATGTGAGAATTGTAGGAGAGACTGCAAACATCAAGATGGGAGGATGCATTGTCATATGCAACAGCCAAGAGTGATGTATTTGGTGCCCTCGTTCGTAAGTAAAATGCTGCATAAACGCAAAGATTTGCTGGCTCCTGACACAAGTCCAAGAAGTGTGGTGAGAAGGAGAGGGAGAGTTGTAGGTGTAAGGAGGTTGCAGAGGTGGTGATGATGAGATTGGTGTTTGAAGATATGTAGCAACAGAAGATTATGTGATATGGCTCTTTGATTCTGAGGAAGATAGGGATAGGTTTGAGGAATTGCAACGCAAAGATCATTTGTTACCACAAGAGCAAGAAGAATATCGGGAACTAAAGGTAAAAGACCATAAGTGTGATCGATAGGTTGGACACGATGATGCCCGAGTGGCGAAAGAAGAGAGTCAAAATTGTGGTAGAGACATATGAGAGACAACCCAAGTATTGTCCATTGCTAAGAGATCATTGCCTATTGGACAATGTATGTTCTTCTCGTCCGGTGGTACATGCACGTTCAATAGGATAGCGATATCTTTGGACGTGTTGAGAGAGGGCGTACCGATAATAAGACTGTTTGTAGACAAGGATGATGAGGATGAATGTATATGATGCAATGATCAAATTGTGGGATGTGTATCGAGAGTTGCGGAAGGCGATTGAGTCTATGGAAGATTGCATTTTCGATACAATACCGTCGTCTGTTGATTGTCCTCAGTGCGGATCAATAGACAAGGAACTGATATACAGGAAGAATCTACATGAGGCATCGATACATGTGTGTCGCTGCAAGAAGTGTGGTACTTTCTACAAGTTTGTGTATGAGGTGGGAGATGACTACTGATGATTGGGGTAGTATGGTTGATAGGTCAGTTGATGGAACTGTCTATATTCGTTTATGTTTTGGCTGTGTGATTGGAGACTCGGCATCTAAATGGTTGGGAATCAGCATTGTAGAGAACGATATTGAAGCCATAATAGTAGGTAGTATCGCAACGGGGATGATATTATGGATACACGCGATCTTAGGCGTTTGATGGTGAAGCCTGAGGAGATGAGGGTGTTTGCCAGCAGATTGAGGTTGACAGCGGAGGTGGTTGATAATCGGGAGACAGCAAAGAAGTTGAGGATAGTAGCCGGATGGCTGGAAACATTTGGAGGGTTGACGTATGGGTATGTTTGATGTGATCAAGGCAAAGATCGAATGCCCATTCTGTGGGATAATCCATGACAACTGGCAGACGAAGGACTTCGAACAATTGCTATTAGAATATGACATTTCCGATCGAGTACCTATGAAAGAGGGAACAGTGAACTTCTACACATATTGTGCGCATAGGATTCATCGAGATTATAGGTCATCATTATCGCTACACATGCCAGTCTACAAGAACGTCTACATCGTATGGCTCGAGGTCTTCGCGCCTGTGAGGAAGCATCGAATTGTGAGGGATGTGAGACGATGGAAAATGTTTGCAAGACCGCAGGAAGGTCATCATCTCAGTGTAGTGACACAGGAGGTAAGGGTGAGGAAGTTCAATTTGGCGAAGAGACGAGCCGAGATTGAGAGGATAGGAAGACCGATCACAGAGGTTGAGTTGGGAAGAGAACATCCTGTGAGGTTGAAGAGGGATGGCGAGGTCATTAGGACGAAGGTGATGATGTAATGGTGAAAATCTTCAAATTTAGACATAAGCCTGGGGAGGCATACCACAAAGTCCTGGAATATATTGATGATTACGGCAAGATTTACGAAAGTGAACGTGGCCAAAAATACAAGGAGGCGGACCCAATATTGATTATCATTGAGGATCCAGTATTTGAGAAACCGTCAGAAGTACTACCAGGGTACTTCGTCCAACGATGGGGCGAAACATTCGTTTGGCAGTATGCACTTAATGTCGCTGAATGTAAGGCAGAACCAGGTGAATGGGAGTATAGCTATGGAGAGAGATTGGCAGAAGGCAATCAGGTCGAGAATGTGATTGCTAAGTTACGCAAACATCCAGAGACCCGACAAGCAGCATGCGTATTGTATTGGCCTTCAGATACGGTAAGTGAGAATCCACCTTGTATGGTGATGGTAGACTTCAAGATTAGGGATGGAGGACTAAATACTTTTGCGGTATTTAGATCAAACGATATGGAAAATGGATGGCCAGGGAATTACTTTGAGTTATTAACATTAAGCTACCGGGTAGCAGCCGAGTTGGGGATTAGAGTCAAGAGAATCAGGACGTTGAGTATTTCGGCTCATGTATATGTGTAGTATGAGATGTGCAATCTGTGGAAGGACAATCGAAGGTGTACGCGTTTGGAAGGATGGCCAGATCATCTGCGCAGAATGCCTTGTGCAAGCATATCGGTCAAAGTTGGAGAGGATACTGGATGTGATTATCTTTGATTGTGGCAGTGAACCTTTCGATGCGAGATGTCGACAGTGCGGAGCTAAGATGGATTGGTGGAGCGAGGTAAAACATGAAACGACAAGGTATGTGTATTTTGAGTGCCCCAAATGTGGGAAGCGGAGAGTATTGGTGAGAAAAGCCTGAGTTGGAGGTGATGATCAATGTGGGTAGATGTAGGTAGATGTCCTAAATGTGGAGGAAGAATGATCTCGCCTATGGTTTGGTATGGAACAACACCGACGCCGAAAAGATGTGTAAACTGTGGGTATGAAGAGTGATACTATGGATGAGACACCTGATGTAGAGATAGTAGGAAAGTGGATTCTTCGCCTCTACACGCGATACAAGAAGGTTGTCGAAAGTCTCGGCTACGATTGCAGTTGGGACGACTTCAAATGGGAGGTTGAAAAGATAGTCGAGGAAACCGAAGAGGAGGCAGGCATCTAATTGTGTGATGGTCTCAACATTTGAATCACAAAGTATTTAAATCCCGAGAGCCTTAATAATCTTGCAAACAGCCAGGAGGTGAGAGCGTATGGTAGTTGATATTGCGAGTCTATATAAGCAGGCGAAGGAGGAGAGCATGAAGAGACCTACTCCAGGAACGTCGAGCGGTAAAGCTGAGAGGATCAGGAAGATGGTCAAAGAGATTGCTCAGAAAACGGGCGAAAGAAAGCTCCTGGCTTCTGCCGTCTATCAGGCGGTTAGAGCTGCATTGGCTGAACAGAATGTCAAGGTGGAGAGATCTTACTTCATGCAGGTTGTCAAGAGAGGGTTCAAACTGGAGAAACAGAATGGAAGGATTTACATAGTGGTTCAATGATTACTCCTATTTTTTGAGGTGCAATCGTCATGCGCCATGTGATTTTGTTCAATGGAGGCATCGGTAGTACAGTGTTGTTAGCAAAGATGATCGAGGAATATGGTCGTGACAATATCCTGGCTGTTTGGGTGAACTACGGTCAGAGAACTGCAGAGCGTGAGAGAGAATCCATTGTAGCACTGAGAGAGTACTATGACGTTGTCACTGAGATTGTAGTCATCATGCCTCCAATCGAGAGGTTCGTTCCTGGTGTGTTGATGGCAATTGGCATCGATCGTGCAATGCCTGATGGTAAGGTGTATGTCGGCTGTTATGGAGATGGTAAGGCATACAGCGATGTGGCGAGAGAAGTCTTCAGGACTACTGTCGAAACGCCATTGTCAGGGATGTCAGCAGTTGATGTGGTGAGATTGGGACAACAACTGAATGTGCCATTCGAGTTGACCTACAGCTGCGAGAAGGGATGGGACGTTCATTGTGGACGATGTTCATCGTGTCTAAGACGCAAGGAAGCCTTTGAGAGAGCACAGATTGAGGACGTTGTGGAGTTCGATGTCTAAACGATTCAATCGTTGGGTAGTCCTATATGTATGCCTAAGTAGGTTTGATTTGGATCTATTGTATGAAGCTACTGATGTCGCCGAATGGTTGGGTATTCCTGAAAAGCATCGGTTGGTGAGATATTATCTCAATCGGCTGATGAGAGAAGGTCACTTGGTGAGAGTCGATTGGGGTCATAGGATGTTTTTCGGGAGACGAGAACTGATGGGTGTGTTGAAGTCATTGGATGATGTTTTCGAACAAATGAGCGGTGGATGGTTTAAGGTGAGAAAATGAGGCGCTTGAAGGTTGTAGGCTATGTAGAATGTACATTACACAAAGCGTTCGTACCCATAAGTGTCTGTTCGGAGTGTAAGTATATCCATGCGAATGTTGGTGACCATACAATCGTATGCAGCTACGATTAGTCTCCCTCAAGCCTTAAGCGCTCGTAGGGAGGGTGTACCGTTGACTGCAATACATCAACTGATTTTCCGGCACCCGTCGGCTTGCTTGTAGCCGACGCCTCCTACGAGTGGAGGAGTCCTGAGGGAGGTGAGATTGTGGTCGAGATTGAGGTGGAATGTCCATTCTGTGGTCGGTGGGTGTATGTTGAGAAGAGGTTTTGATGTAGAAGTTGAGTGTCCAGAATGTGGGAGATGGTTCGATTTGAAGGAGGTGATAGTATGGAGTTGAAGAAGGTAGATGAGCTTCCAAAGAAGGAGGTCAAGGGAAGGAGCAAGCAGTATGAGGAGATTGTGCAAAAGTTTATGGAAGCTAAGCTGGCGCAAGCCGAAGTAACTGGGTTTAAGGCTAAGCCTCAGACGGTCTATCAGCAACTACTGAAGGTGTGTAAGAAGGTTGATGGTGTGAAGGTTGTGAAGAGAGGAGATAGGATCTTCCTGGTGAGGAAGTGAATTGGTTAACCATTTGCTTTTTCCGCAGAGTGTGTGAAACATGGTTAGTAGGAGGTGATGAGAATGAAGAACGAGTTAGTTAAGATGTTGGTAGATGCTGGAGTGGAGCAAGCTGAAGCAGAGAAGAAAGTTACTACCCTCTACAATACCGTCAAACAAATTAGGCCGCAAGACACCGAGGACAAGATCTGGGCGATAGTGAGGCTGAAGGTGAAACAATACATCCAGGTCGCCAAGAGATCAGGAGCCAAGATCTTCAAGGGCATTTGCTTGGGATTCAACGAATACAGGGATATGCTGGCTGGTATTAAGCAATCCATTTTGGCAGATTACGAATCGGATCCACAGAAGGCGATTGCGGAAGGCCTCGTGAGGATCGAGGGCGATAAGGTAATACCGATTGACAACAGGCCGACATTGCCGTCTGGTGATCCGAATCCAAACTTCGGTAAGCCGGTGCCTGAGATCTGGAGGAGAGACGTCTTCATGGCTGTCGACGGCAAGTTTGTGCAAGTCTACGGTAACATCAAGGAAGAACCAGAGGTTGGTGGAGTCTATGTGTTCGCTGGCAATCCGAGGAGCGAGAATGTGATTGCGCTCAGCAGAATTAGGCCGTTTGCTAAGGAAGGGAACATAGGCGACAAGGAACTCTGGCAGGTTGCCTACAATGTGCTAGAGGACTATGCTGTGGACATCAACAGCCTTCTGGATTGGCATGAAGAACACGCAAACAACCCAGCAAGGATCGCAGCCATCAAGGGTGTGGTAACTTATGTCACTGAGACTTCTACTGGCAACAACCTCATGGTGATTGACGATCTCGACGAACCAACAGGTGACGGAGTGCCTGTGTTCGCCAATCCAGCAGTAATCAGTGGTCCAGTGAGCGTGGGTGTGGAAGTCATTGCGTTTGGTAGGACGACAGTGAATGTCAACGAAGAGGAGACGAGAGTCATCCTCAATGCGTTTGGTGCTATACTCAATCCGGAGACTATGACGTATGCGGATGTCATGGAGCAGCTGGATGAAGTGCTGTGGGGTTGAAGACTTTCTCTTCCTTTTTTTTTTGTTTGGTGATACAATGGGAAGAACACGAGTTCTGAAGCAGGTCGCAAGCGAGGAGGTTGAACGGTTCTTCGGTAAGGACGTTGTGGACAGAATCAACCAGCTTGAAGGCAAGAAAGTCATTGCAGGTGGTGCAGCATTAGCCTTCTACACAGGTAGGGCGTTTCATACGGATGTAGATGTCTTCATTCTAGGTAGTCAGAGCGAATACGAATATACGATTATTGACGAACCAGGTGTGCAGGTTGTCTACACAGAAGCAAAGACGATCGAGGAGCTGTTTGCAAGGTTTCCGCTGTCGATTACGCAGATCGCGATTGATTGGCAATCGTATAACGTCGTTGCAACAGAAGAGTGTTTATATGCATTGGAATCGGGGGTCGTGATAGTTGACGTGACGAAGTTCTTCTCGGAGCAGCACTTGGAGAAGCATACGGTGAAGTGGTTGAGAAGGTTGTATCATTGGCTTAAGGAGGATGACTGACGTGGGTGGGTTAGTCGAGATGGTCGAGCAAATGTGTGTAGTCATTGTCGAGGTCAACCTTGTATGGTGTTGGTACAATTAGCGAGAGAGATCGAACTGTTATGGGAGAGGATTAATGATGAAAGTTTACGCCATCAGTAGAGGGGAATATGACGAATATCACATCATAGCTATTTACAGTGATAAGACAAAGGCACAAGAGGTCTGCCAAAAGTTCAGAGAAGTGGAACCCGATGAGGTATTCAATGTAGAAGAATACGAACTGGATCCTGATGAACGCCAATTTCAGTGGACCTTCGTCAGGATGGGTAGGAATTTCAATGCTCTTGAAGCTGAACGATGGGTCACCAAACATCCACCTTGGACGGTAGAAAAGCCAGATTTCGATGTGAATGGCAATCTATTGGTATGTATCAACACCTGGGATGAGAGAGAGGCCGTCTTGGAGGCACAGAGATTAGCTCTGAAGGTGTTTCGAGGAGGACAGGATCAATGAAACACCTATTTTTGGCTCACAGTGGAGGTTTAGACAGCACGACACTACTGTATCATGCACTGGAAGAGGGTTTCGTAGTTCATCCCGTCAACTTCGTGTATTCAAAACGCAGCCTACTGGAGGCTCAGATCTGTAAGGAACTACACTATGAGGCATTAGACCTCGAACCCATCGTTGTGGATCTGAGGGATCATGTGCCAAGTAGGAAGGTAGTCAAACAGAAGATGGATGAACGCTACGGTCTCACGCAGTATTTTCCGAGTAGGAATTTGCTGTTCGCAGTCTATCTCGCAGTGTACGCGGAGTTCTTTGCAATCGAGAATGATCTCAACGAGATCTACATCGGATTAGCTATCCACCGACACACGACATACCGCGAATACTGGGATATAACGCCTTGGTTCGCAGAGTCATTGCAGATGTTGTTAAATCACAACTATACGACAAACATCAAGGTCTATGTGCCGTTCGTCGAATGGGATAAAGCGCAGATTGTTAGGAGAGCATTGGAGTTGGGTGTGGATTGGAGGAAGACACTTACGTGTTATGAGCCAATTGTTGATGAGAATGTTGTTAGGCCCTGTAAACAGTGTCAGGCGTGTGTTGAGAGAGAGGTGTTAGGTAAGAAGGTTGGGGTAGAAGGCATAAATGATTACGAAATTGTGTTGAGAGGTGAGGTTAGTGGCATGGAATAAGAAGGAGGAGTTAGAAGTCCCGAATGTTGATGAGTTCTTCAAGCCATCAACAGAATTGCCTCCAGTCGAAGGCCTAAAGGTGGGTGTGTACGGCTTGCCTGGTTCTGGTAAAAGCCACTTCGCACTGACGGCTCCCAAACCGATTTTCGTTATTGACACTGAGTTTGGCAGTCGCTTAGTAGTCGACAATGCTGTACCCCCAGAGGAAAGGGATAAGGTCTACATCTTTGAGGCTCTACAGCTTGATCCTGAGACCATGGAACCTGATCCGATACAGTCGTTGGAGGAGGTTGAGAAGGCACTGAAGGCAGTCGTCAAGTATGTCCAGGATCACTCGGATGTGAGAGGAACGATCGTCATCGATTCGGCGTCTGATATTTGGCAGTGGATCGGAGTCTGGTTGGAGGAAGAAGGTGCTAGGCGCAGGACGAAAAGTGGGGAAGTACCACGGTTCGAGTGGGGAAGGGCAAATAAGAGGTATTTACAGATGATCTACAAGCTGTTGAGATCGAAGTGGCATGTCGTATTAACCGGGAAGGTACAGGAGGTGTTTACCGAAGATGGTACGCCTACCGGTCGCTATAGGAGTCGCTGGCAGAAAGATACGGAGCATTGGTTGGACATTGTGATGAAGGCTGAGGTGATGATACCGCCTGGTAAGACAACACCAGTGAGACAGTTTACGATTGTGAAGTGCAGGGCCTGGAATATTAGTGGCACAATAGTCGATTGTACGTGGGACAAATTGGTGAAGTTTGTCGAGGAGAAAGCAAAGGTGAAAGTCTTATGACTGACGACACATCTACATACCCCAAATATGATGCCGTGATGCTACTATCTGGAGGCTTGGACAGCACAGTGTTGGCCTATTGGCTGAAGAATCGAGGCTACAGTGCGATTGCTCTGACGTTCGACTACGGTCAGAAGGCCAGGAAGGAGCTCAGATGCGCAGAATGGGTAGCCAAGCAGTTGGGATTTGAGCATGAAGTCATAAAGTTGCCGAAGACTGTGTTCCAGTCATCGTCTCTGTTGGTCAATGGTCAAGGATCTACCGTCGTGCCGAATAGGAATATGATTCTATTGTCGATTGCGGTAGGTTATGCACTGAGTCGTCATATCTACAGAGTATATATTGCTACACATCGAAATGATTGGGAGACTTATCCTGACTGTCGACCTGAATTCTATCAGGCATTGAATTTGGCGTTGATGATAGGCAACGATCTGCAAGAACCAGTGATTCATACCCCATTTTTGTATAAGTCGAAGGCCGACATTGTTGCCATCGGCCACAAACTGGGTGTTCCATTCGAGAAAACATGGACATGTTATGAAGGTCAACGCAAACCCTGTGGTAAGTGTTCCGCATGTGTTGAGAGGAAGATGGCCTTTGAGATGGCTAGAATAGAGGACCCGTTGTGGAGGAGGTGAGAGTGAGTGGTTGAGGATGTGATTGAGTTAGTGAAGAAAACTCTGCAGCAACGCAGAGGATTGTATGATGTAGAACCCATTGATGTGATGGAAGATGACGAATTAATTGCCGTAATGCACATGAAACTTCTGCGAATCAAACATGGCCAACACATCGCGAAACAGTTCGACGACCTCATAGACCTACTGGCATACGGCCTAAGGTTGGCAGAAAGATGGTATGACGTTGCCAATAGGAAGATGGAGATCCACGAAACTTCCGATGGTGCAACTATTCGTATTCCAGTGAGACGGTTAGGTCATGATCATGATGATGTGCTGACGATTGACATCAAAGGTCAGCAGTGCGTTGTCGATGAAAGGAGAGGGGTGTTTGATGTGGTAGAAAGACCAAAGATCATCATCAGTGACATGCGGTATGTCGAGGTGACGAGCCGTGAGAAGGAAGATCTGTTACAGAAACGAGAACTGTATTCACAAGGATCTGCAGACCAAGGAGTGTAGGTTTGATGGATATTGTCCCCTATATGCATACGTGGAGGTGTGAAGGAGGATGATTCACTATCATCCTATCAGTCCGTTGGACTTCTTTGATCTCATCGAAGACATCCCATATGCCTTCGTCCTTGCACAGTATTGGCCACATGAGAAGTACCGGAGGTTCTATCTCGAACACGACTGGGAGATTGTGATCGTGGACAATGGTATCTACGAAGGTGCTCCTGTAACGGAGGCAGAGTTGGATGCGATTGGTAGGCAGATCAGCGGCGAAAGAGTGTTTGTTGTGGCGCCAGAAGTCATGAAGAGTAGTATAGGAACAGTGCAAGCTGTGAGAGAGTTTGTGAAGAAGTACTCGGGAACAAAACCATATGAGGTGATGGTAGTCCTCCAAGGCGAAACGATTGCAGTGCTACCAGACTTCGCTGAGAAGGTCGATCCGTATGTCGACGCATATGCAGTGCCTATTTGGATGTATCGCAAGGGTTGGTGCAGAGCAGGTGTAGTTAAGTGGTTTAAGGAAGTAATACCTGAAACGCGTGAGAAATATTGGCATGCCCTAGGTCTGGATTGTCTACTTGAACTTAAGGAGCTACAAGGTTTCGTAGAATCGTTCGACACCAGCATGCCATTTACGGCGGCTGTACATGGATTGGATTTGGAACACAATTTGATCATCAAGAGAGTGAAGCGAGTCAATCTTCTGGGAGAAGCCTTCGACGAACGTGTTAGGAGGTTAGCGAGGAAGAATGTAGAAACAATCCTCAAGTGGTGTGGACCATGAGGATTTGTCGTGCAGCAGCCAAGGGTTTGTGTGACGATTGGGATCCAGAGGAATGTCCGAAGAGATTGTGTTATGAAGTCCAGGTATGTGTGGATTGATGGAACGTGGATCAAGGGTTTTGATGGAAGACCAAGAGTAGTGCTGTTTGGGAGGGACTATGATGATCCGATGAAAACTCAGACGATTGCAGTGAAAGGCTTTAATCCTTATTTTTACGTCAACATTAATGCCGAGGTGCCTAAGCTCCCAGAAATCCAGAGTGTCGGGGGTCCTTACACGGATGCGTTAGGGAGGAAGGTTAAGAAGATCATTGTGAACCTACCATCGGATGTCCCGAAGGTGAGGAAACACTTCGAGTGGACAGATGAGGCCGACATTCTGTTTGATGTGCGTTTTGTGGTCGATGCAGGTATCAAGTATGCGTTCGATGACGAAGTGCGGCCAGTCGAGGTGGACAAGCCACTACAGCCAAGGATCATGTATCTGGATATCGAGGTGAGGAGCCCAGAGGAAGTGATGGCTAAACCCGAGAAACCAGAATGGCCAATTGTGGCGATCCAGACGTTGGACAGCTATACGGGAGAACTGAAGGTGTTCGCGCTGGATGTCCCTTCGCAAGCGGATGACGCAGTTGTTAGTTGTCAAACGGAACGTGAGCTTCTACTGAGGTTTGCAGACTATGTGCAGAGGGTAGATCCGGACGTCTTGACAGGGTGGTTTAGTTCAGGCTTCGACTTGCCTTATCTCATCAATCGTGCACGGATTTTAGCAGTGCCATTGGACAAGCTGACAAGGTTGCCTGGAAGAAGTTATCCGAGAGCCAATCAGTTGCGTGCAGGAGGATGGACGGTGAGGATTGTGGGCAGGCAGTGTGTGGATATGTTGGAAGCATTCAAGAAATGGCATAAGGCGAAGGGTGAGTTGGAGACTTATGATTTGAAGTTCGTTGCCAAGAAATTTGCGGGATTTGAGTATGAGGACTATGGTGACAGCATTGATCGGTTGTATCGAGAACAAGATTGGGAGACGTTGATTGATTATTGTAAGAATGATGTCTTGGCGTTGAGGGCAATCGATCAGGCGATCGGATTGTTCGAGTTCTATGAGTACATACGGTTCGTCGTTGGGTGCAAGTTGGAAGATACGATGAAGAACAGCAAAATCATCGAGATGCTGTTGATGCGTGCAGGGATAAAGCCGATGCCTACGAGACGCTATGATCGGATAGATGAAGAAGACCGCTATACTGGTGCGTTGGTTTTGCAGCCTCCATTAGGTGTGCATGAGTGGGTGGGTGTCTTTGACCTCGCGTCACTATATCCGTCGATAATCATGGCTTTTGATGTAAGTCCTGATGTCGATAAGATGATTCCGAAGGTCATAACGACGGTGCTACAGGAACGTGAGAGGCTAAGGAAGTTGAGATTAGAAGGGAAGGCCGACGAAGTGACCAAGATGAAGGAGGTGGTATTGAAGTTCCTTGCGAACTCATTCTATGGGGTACTGGGATGGTCAGGATTTAGGTTATATAGTAGGGAGCATGCAGAGTTTATTACGACGAAGGGAAGGGAAATTAACATGTTTCTGCAACGATGTGCGAGAGAAAAAGGATACACCGCAATCTATGGGGATACCGACAGCATCTTTGTGAAAGGTGTGAAAACTCCTGAGCAAGGCTTAGAATTACAAGACTACTTCAATGAACGTCTTCAGGAATGGGCTCAAAATGTCGATGCAAAAATTCCTCCTCGCATCAAATTCGAAAAACTGTTCCGCCGCATCATGTTCAAGCGCAAGATCGGCAGCGAGGAAGCCGCGAAGAAACGCTATGCAGGCTGGCTGATCTGGGAGGATGGTCACGAAGTCGACGAGATAAAGATCGTTGGTATGGAGACAAGAAGGTCGGACGTCGCAGAGATTACGAAAGAGTTGATGGGAAGGTTCTTGGAGCTGGTACTCAAGCAAGGTGATATCGATGCTGCGGGCAGACTCATCCGCAAGACTTTGAGGACATTTGACCGTCTGCCATTGCAGAAGGTAGCCATTCCGAAGGGTGTGACGAGGGATTTGGAGGACTACAAATCGGAGTCGGCATGGATTGTGGGTATCAGAAATGCTCAGCAGTTGCTGGGATTAAGGTTCCGACAGGACAGAAAGCCGAGGTTGTTGTATTTGAAGAGGCCAGTGAAGAGGTTATGTATCACAGAGGATGTGGAAAAGTTGCCAGATGATTTCGAGGTGGATTGGGAGATGATGAAGGAAAAGACCATTGTACATAAGTTCAAGCCCCTAATCGAGGCGTTAGGCTTGTCGTGGGAAGTTGTTGTTGAAGGTCAAACAACCCTCGACTCTTGGTGGTGAGAGGATGGTGTTTCTGATTCGTAAATCTATGCTAGAGGCCTACGTCCGCTGTCCACGGATGTGCAAGATTAGGTTCGTAGACAATCCCGAAGAGAGTCCATCTGACAGTCAATTCGCAGCCTTAGGTACTCGATTTCACGAATGGGCGAATGTGTTCTTCGATGCAGCGTCGGAAGTCGATCCCAATCAATGGGTGCAGTTGATTCCACATTCATTTAATGCTGAAGAACGCAGGTGGGCGATGAACTTCATACGATTCGAACAGCGGAGATGGCGACTGTTGAAGGCTGAAGGTAGGCTGGCTGAATGGTTTCCAGTTGCGAGAGAGTTGTATTTGACGTCAACGGAATTGGGTATTGAGGGCCATATTGATCGAGTGGATTGGTATGATCGTAGTCAACAGTTGGTGGTATTGGTGGAGTACAAATGTACGTTGTCAATGGATATCACGTCATTGAGAAGACAGCTGCATTTCTACAAACTACTCTACGAACATGCAGATCAACCTACAATTGGCAAGGTCGTCGGCATTGCATGCATCAACCCAAGACTCAATGAGATTTGGTATGAAAACGTCAACCCATGGTCGGAGGCTGCGGTGAAGAAGAGGTTACAACAGATTCGTTTTTCGTTGGCAAATAATGTTTGGCCCAAGACAAAGAATTTGTATGTGTGTATGTTCTGTGATTTAGCAGACAGTTGCGATATATGGGAGGAGGTTGAGTCTGATGAATGAAGGCTACGAGCGTTTAGTGGAAGATGTCTTGCGCAAGCGGTATTATTTGCGTGATGAGAATGGGAGATTGTTGGAAGAGACTCCTGAGGAGATGTTCGAGAGGGTGGCTGTTGCAATTGCGAAGGCTGAGGATGATCCACAAGAGTGGGAGAAGAAGTTCTTCGAAGTGCTAACGTCTAAACGGTTCATGGCATCGTCACCAACGCTTGTGAATGCTGGAACTGAGGCTGGAACGTTGTCCTCATGCTTTGTGGTTCCGATCGAAGACAGCTTGGAAGGCATCTACAAGGCACTTACTGATGCCGCGAAGGTTCACAAGGCATTCGGCGGAACTGGGTTCTCGTTCAGTAGGTTGAGACCGAAGGGTGATGTCATCAGTAGCACTGGTGGTCAGGCAGCAGGTCCGGTAGCATTTATGAGGTTGTTTGATGCGAGCGCAGACGCTGTCCGTCAGGGAGGTCGTAGAGAAGGCGCAAACATGGGTATTTTGGAGGTTAGTCATCCAGACATTGAGGAGTTTATCACTTGTAAGTCTCGAGAGGGTGTGCTAAGGCACTTCAACATCAGTGTGGCAGTGACGGATGACTTCATGAAGGATGTCGAGACGAATGGCGAGTGGCAACTGATCAATCCGCGTGATAGTAGTGTGTGGAAAACGGTGAAGGTAAGAGAGCTGTTTGACCTGATCGCCTACCATGCATGGCTGAATGGGGAACCAGGTGTCATGTTCATTGATAACGTAAATCGTGCTAATACATGTCCACATCTCGGAAGAATCGAAGCGACTAATCCATGCGGCGAACAACCATTGCTACCGTATGAGTCATGTAACCTCGGATCCATCAATCTTTCAGCTCATGTCATCGACGGCAAGATCGACTGGGATAAGTTAGAGGAGACGATCAGGATCGCCGTCAGGTTCTTGGATGACGTCATCACCGTCAACAAGTACCCAATTCCGGAGATTGAGAAGGCTACCCTACGCACCAGGAAGATTGGCCTCGGGATTATGGGTTGGCATGATATGTTGATAAAGTTGGGCATACCATATGACAGTGATGAGGCCTTGCGGTTAGCCATGAAGGTAATGAGGTTTATCACTGAGACTGCTACACATACATCGATGCAGTTAGCTGAAGAACGTGGCGTCTTTCCAGCCTGGGAAGGCAGTACGTGGGAGAAGGAAGGCATTCGACTACGAAACGCTACCCTCACGACTATCGCACCAACAGGATCGATCAGCCTCATCGCTGGTTGCAGTCCATCGATCGAACCTATCTTCCAGTGGTCATATCGTCGGATGACGGAGTATGGTCAGTACGATGTAGTACATCCACTGTTGATTGAGATGTTCGGAGACCGTTGGGAGGATCGCGTGAAGGAGGATCCGCGATTGTTCAAGACTGCCCTTGACATCAGCTGGGAATGGCATATCAGGATGCAGGCAGCCTTCCAGAGATGGGTACATAATGCAGTGAGTAAGACGATCAACATGCCACAGACAACGACGGTTGAGGATGTGAGGAGGGCGATAATGATGGCATGGAGGTTAGGCTGCAAAGGCATCACGATCTATAGGGTAGGTAGTCGACAGGAAGAAGTGATGTCAGTGAAGCAGGCAAACGGTAGGCCAAGGGCACTGAGTGGGACTACCATCAAGGCAAGGAGTGGCTGTGGCAAGATGTATGTGACGATAAACTTTGGTGCTGACGGTCATCCATACGAAGTGTTCGTGAGGACGGCAGGAGGCTGCGAGGCTAATAATGAGGCGATTGGGAGGTTGATCTCGTTGGTATTGCGCAATGGGATTCCAGTCGAGAAGGTCATCCGTCAGTTGCGGAAGGTGAAATGCATCAATGCGATGAGGTCAGAGAAGTCGGAAGGCAAGAGCTGCGCAGACGTCATTGGTAAGTTACTCGAGGAGGTCGTGGGCAAAACAACTACGACTGAAGGTCGTCGCTGTCCAGAGTGTGGCCAGCCACTGACGTTTGGAGAGGGGTGCATGACTGGCAGTTGTCCAAATTGTGGATGGAGTGGATGTAGTTGAGGATGTCGCAAGCTGTCTTTGAGGGAGGACATGATTGGGAATTTGTTTACAGTCTGATAGTCGGATGGGTGTTAGGCCTCCTATCAGGGTGGTTGATATGCCATCTGTAGAGGAGTTGAGGGAGTATAAGCAATGGTTGGAAGGAGAAATCCTCAGAATGCTGCGAGAGTTCGAGGACAAGTTTGACGTAACAGTAGATGGCATTGAGTTGTTGCACATCTATAAGACGGGAGAGAAGGCCGAGGTGTATAGCGTGGAGATTAAGGTATTATTGTGAGGTGATAGTAGATGATTCCTGTAGTCGATTGCTATGGTCAGATAGTAGTAATGTGTATCACAAACCGTTCGGGGGTGATTGAGGATGAGACTAGTTGTTGAGGATTCGTTCGCGGCTGCACATAGGTTGATGAAGCATCCCGGGAAGTGTAGAAATCTGCATGGACATACGTGGAAGGTGAGAGTCGAGTTAGAAGGGGTTCCAGACAAGCAGACAGGAATGGTAGTGGATTTTGGATGTATCAAAGAGATCATCCAACAGTTGGATCACAAGACATTGCTAAATGTATCCGACCCTCTGTTTGAGGTATTGGATTCTGTCATAGGATTTCAATCAGACCCCACCTGTGAGTGCATAGCAAAGTGGATAGCAGACAGAGTGATTAATGTTGCAGGCAAACAGATCTCTTACATAAAAGTCACCATCTGGGAGTCCGAGAAGCAGTCAGCGACGTATTCCATTCCAGTAGATGGTCCATAGTGTCTTCCTATTTTTTGAGGTGATAGGCATGAAAGTTACCGAGATATACGAAAGTATTCAGGGGGAGGGACCTGACATCGGGCTGAGGGCAGTTTTCCTTAGGTTAAGGGGCTGCAATCTTGGTTGTGAACAATGTGACTCCAAACACGCGTGGTCTAACTCTAGTCGTCATCCGACTATGTCTGTTGATGAAATACTCCGCCAACTATGGGACTATGCGAATCCTCATCTCATCGTCACGGGTGGTGAGCCATTGTTACAGTGGAAGGAGTTGAGAGAGTTGTTAGTTCGTTGGTGGCAATGGGACTGGTCGGAGTATGTTGGGTTGGAGACGAATGGAACGGTGAAGAGGTTTGATTTTGGGTTGTTTAGCCGCATTGTGGTGTCACCGAAGAGGCTGGGAGATCTCGAGTGGTGGTTGAAGAAGGTGAGGAGAGGGAAGCATAAGAGGAAGTTGTTTGTCAAGATTGTGTCGGATGGAGAACGATGGGGAATTGGAAGGTATTCGATGGATACGTTGGAACCATATTTGGAGTTGATCGATAGTCCGAATGTGTATCTCATGCCGCAAGGCACGACGGTTGAGGAGATTGCGAAAAGTTTGGAAGGTATCCGCCAGTGGATGTGGGAGAATGGGATAGTGCAGACGAGAATTTCACCAAGGTTGCATATCACAGCAGGTTGGAGGTGATAGTCTTGTCATCGGTAAAGTTTCTGCCTGACTACGCAAGCCAATCGGACGACAGCGGCATTTCTCTCCAAAAGGTCGGCATCCGTGGACTCAACGTCAGACGCACGTGGGATGGAGCTCCTGTGATCACTAGGCAATCTGCCTATGTCAGTCTCACCGATCGAAAGGGCATTCATATGAGTCGATTGGCAGGCGTCCTTCTCGACTGGGAAGGTGAGGAAATTGCGTGCGACGATAACTTCCTTGAGGAATTAGCCTCCACTCATGATAGCAGCAATACCTACTGGAAGTGCAAATGGTCCTATATCATCGACTATGCCGTTGGTCCACGTTTCACTGTGAATTTTGTTCTCGAAGGCCGCCGTTTCCAGGACAACTGTAGATGGTATCTGACGTTTACCCTACCATATGCCAGCGTATGTCCGTGTAGTCTGGAGATGGTGAGAGCTACAGGAAGAGGTATTCCACACATGCAACGCAGTCGGATGACGATTACTGTGCGGTTGAGTGAGTTCAATGAATCGCTCCCTCAGTATACTTCGTGGATGATTACTGATTTGGTGGACGAACTGAAGTTGATGCCATGGGCCGAGATGAAGAGGGTAGAAGAACTATATTGGTGTCAACAGGCAGAAGATCATCCGATGTTTGTAGAGGATGTCGCAAGAAAGGCAGTGAAGGTAGTAAATGAGTGGAGTTGGATCGATGACTGGGTGATTGTAGCTGAGCATGAGGAGAGCATTCATGAGCATAATGTGGTGGCAGTGGCATGGCGTGGAAAGGAATTGAGGTGATGCTAATGTTACTGACTGAGAAAGGGAAGTCAGTGTTTAGGAAGTTCTACAAGGCAGTCTGGCCAAGGTTGACTGGTGATGAGGTTCTTACGGCAGTTATCGTTGCGAGGAAGAAGTATGCCAACATCTCGAGGAGCGAGGAGTTGCTGGCATATGAGATATTGAAGCACGATGATTTCTCGTATGTCTGGCGTAGACTAAAGAGGTTAGGATATGTGAAGAACATCTATGTGGACTACAAGACAGGAAAACCTATCCCCGCAAAGGCGATGACATTATATGTGGATCTCCATCCAAAGTCAGTGTTGAAGGCATACGAGAAGTTGATAGCTGAGAGCCTGGTTGAAGCAATGTTTGTAAAGCAGAGTACAACTGTGGCACAGAAGTTTAAGAATTTGGATCGACATTGGTTCTCATGTATTTGTCGCAGTAGGACAAGGAAACCAGTGTACTTGGTGGATATAGATGTGAAGGACCAGGATGTCTTACAGCAAGTAGTCAATTGCCTAGAATCAGATGTACTATGGATCACAGAAACGAGAGGAGGCTATCATATAATCATAAACAACGAGAACCCAGGGGCAAGGTTCTATTTCGATAGGAAGAAGCGATCGATCATCTGGATGCATGACGATAAGAGAGAAGAGCTACGGTTGCCTCATGTCGAAGTGCACTACGATCAAGCGCAAACGCCTGTTCCTGGATCAATGCAAGGAGGATACTTTGTGAAAGGTGATAAACCATGACGATTACCTGCCAAGTCTGTGGGCGAAAGTCCTCCCAATGGATCTGGACCAAGAAGTATGGCGGCTGGAAACTGGTCTGTCCCAAATGTGCGGGGTTGAAGGAATGAAGCTCATCATCGATAGTCGCGAACCACAGGTTTGGAAGGATGCCATCCAACGGTTAGCCAAGCACGAGGGCTTTGAGGTCAATATCCAACCGCTGAAGTTCGGCGATTATATGACATCCAAAGCTATCGTCGAACGGAAGTCAATTTTTGACCTTCTCTCATCCATCTTCGACAAGCGCTACGAACGCCAGCAGGAAGGCATCTGTCTGCAAGCCGATGTGGAGGACAAGATTCCATTCATCCTCATCCACGGCAGCATCCAGGAGGCGAAGGAAGTTTACGACCAGTTGAACATCCACGGTGATCCCTACGTAGCCATCGGCGCCATCAGTAGCCTGGTGACTCGCATGGGTGCGAATGTCATCTGGGTGCCTACTGATCAGGAGGCTATGATGGTTTTGGTGAAAGTCCTCAAGAAGGTCGAAGAAGGCAAATGGCTGCAACCACGCAGGCGAGATCCCAAGGTTTTGGCGGCCAGATTGTTAGGCATCACGACTTGGCAGTTGGATGATCTCCTCGATCGTTGTGGGTCGCTGGTAGGCATAGGTTTGGCCTCCGAGAAGACATTACGCCAAGTGTATGGGATTGGGGAGAGGAAGGCAAACAGGATTAAGGAGGTCTTAAACACAGACTTCAGGAGGTGAGTGAGTGGTAGATATCTATGAGCCAATCTTGGAGGAGTTGAAGGCGAGGCATGTGTATAAGTATGAGACGTTTGGTCCATTTTATGTGTGTAGTTTTGCGTGTCATTTTTTCAACCTTCATAATCGCAAACATGAGGTGTATTTTGAGGCGCGTGAAATTCCAAGTCTCAGGATGCATATCCTTTTCGTAGCTCCTGCAGGATGGAGTAAGTCGTTTTACATGAAGCAATTTCTCCAAGGAAAATACGCCATATTCCGAGGAACAGGACTAAATTATGGCTTCGAACTGACCATAACAGAGGCGGGCTTTGTCGGAACCATTCGCCAAGAAATGGGCGAAATCCTCGTCATCGATGGTGCCGCCAAAATCTACTCCGACGGCATCCTCGGAATTGACGAATTTTCCGCCATCATCAAAGCACTTCAACAACAACACTCCACCTTATTAGACACCCAACTTCTCGCCGCACTCGACCACGGCCTCGTCTGCAAACGTCTTGGCGCAGGCAAAATCGAATACGAAACCCAACTCACCCTCTGGGCGGGAGTCCAGCCAGCACGCTTCGATCTCACCTCAGGTATGGGTCGCCGATTCATCTATCTTGCCTTCTTTCCTACTCACAACGAAGCCGACGAACTCATGGAGGCTTGGTGGAAATCCAAAAACATCAAACCAAATACCTCCGAACTCGACAAACTCCGCAATCGTATTCGCCAATTCATCAAGGACATCAAAACTATCCGCCAGGTCGACTTCTCCGACAGCATTCTCCGCGAATACCAACGCCTTGGCCTCTTCCCATTCGAAGGCACATACTTCGATCGCCTACTTATTGGCTACCACCTCGCAGCCTATGGCCCCGAGAAAAAAGTCTACATCGACCTCAACGACCTCGAACTCCGTCGGTTGATTAACCTCGAACTCCAGTGGCGCCGCCAAATCATGCTTGATGCCGAAGCCTCACAACTTGCAGCTATCATCAAATCTTTCGGCGGATCCATCGAACGCCAACGCCTCATGGAAGAATGCATCATGCTGGGTCTCGACATCCGCAAGGTTGGCAGCATCCTTGACAACATGCGCAAAAATGGCCTTATTATGGTCAAAGGTGGCACTATATACCTAAAACCATCTTCACTATCACAACCACACAACCTCCCATGACACCCCCTTGTATTAGCCACTGGATGATGATTTTTACATAATCCCTCATTCCCCTATTTTCTGCTACATCCTGACTTATTCCATTCACCCTCTGTGACAACCTCACCATCTCATCCCTCTTTGCCATATTCTCCCTGATCCACCTGATGTCCTCCTTCATCTCTCGCATCATACTCTCCATCATCCCAATCTTTGCTTCCAACACCGCAACTCGTTCTCCGATGTCACCTCCCATATGTATCAAACCTCCTATAAGCATTTGGCAAATGGTAATTGCATGCACGTCTATGCATGTGGTCCAACCCACATCTGCTTCTGCCACGAAACTCCAGACTTGGAGTCGACGCCTATCAACCAAAACACATTCGTAGGCCTAAGTCCCATTCGCATCGAATATCCATCACCACATAGCATCGTGCCATTCATCAGCACCCTCACATTGTTCACCCAGAAGTCTGCAGCCGTATGAAAGTGTCCCATGCAGACCACATCAAAGTCTTCCTCGATCCCTCCTCCCTTCCATCTCAACACCATCCTATGAATCCCATAAAACGGTATCTGCTGCCACATGCGGATGTTGTCGCCATGCACTAACAGGAACTTCCACCCTCTAATGTTCGCTACCAAATACCAATCGTCTGCCACATGTACTGGTACCTCAAATCCTTCCTGCATCATCCTATACAGCATTCGATCCCAGTTGGCCTCCGCACTATTTTGCCTCCCTACCCTTCCATGATTCCCGGGAACACACCAGATGCCATCCACAAAATTGTCCCAATCCTTTAGCGCCCCATATGCCACTTCTATCATCTTTCCTACCGCTGCCTCCTGTTCATACGGCTGTCCACGATACACATTTTCGCCATCAACAATATCACCCAACAGAAAGACATACATGGCATCAGCAACCTGATCCAGCTTCCTGACTTTCATCACCAACTTCCTCATCCTCACACGAAATCGCTGCACATCGTAACACAGCGTTCTCCTTCCTACATGCGTATCACTAATCATCACTACAAAATCCATCAGATCACCTCTCTGCTATCAACCTCCCTTACCAATAACCTCCTATCTCTCACAATCTCCTTCCCAATTTCTATCATCAACACTCCCAACGCAATGAGATCCATTGGATTTAAATCAAAGTACACCATGTCAATATTGTCCTCGTCTACTTGCTCACCAATCATAATACGACCATATTGATTGTAGCGCGCAAAACAGAAATAGTAATGTCCATCACTCCTACAGAAAATGATTTCCTCCTCCATGAAGAAAAGAAAAATAGACCAAACTTAACGCTTAATCTCCACACCCTGTACAGGCTCAGTACTACTTACGCGTAATTCATATTTACCTCCCGAAATCAAACCAAATCCACCCGTTATTATCGCCATACCAGCCGTTCCCAAGCCGATAGCTCCAAGTATCTTACTGAAATCCTCCGTTAATATCGCAATATACTGCTGCCCTCCTATCGCTACATATTGAATCACTACTTGCATCCACAGTTCTGCAGCCATCAGAATGAACGTCACACCTAGCACTATGAGCAGTAGAGCTCCAATCATATTGCTGATCTGCTTACGTTCGCTCCATAGATCGATGCCACAGTATATAAGGATTCCAATTATAGCCGCACAATAAGTCCATACTATCATCTCCATATCATCACCTCCTTGTTGAAGTAGTATGCATCTTACCAAATCATCACATACTCTTGTTTAGCATTCGGTATCACCAATACTGAACCATCCACGAAAGTAATCTCGAACTTCCTCTCATATACTCCTTCTCGAATAACTCCAGGATCAAATTCCACGATACCGTGTGCTTCATCCACTACGTGGCAGTCAACCATATGCAAAACCTCTTTTGTTTCTGGATCAAGAAGTTTCAACACAACTTGAGCCACATCTACTAAGGGCACCGGCTGGTCATCATCTGACAAAATTTCCACTTGTACTTGCACCGTTGTTCCCTTCCGTATCTTCAACATACTATCCCCTCCAATTCCGTAACCGACTGTATATGTAGCGGTAGATTAACTTAACATGTCGAGTTATGGTGTCTTTTATACCTATTGTTTCGTCCGTTAACCTTGTCATTGCCTTATCTAGTTTATCTTCAATAGTCAATGACTCCAACATTAACCGTACATACTGTCCCAATAACGATGCTACAGTTCCAAACACTCGTGTAACCTCGTTGAGCCTACGTTTAACATTTGCAACTCGTTTTTCAACAATTATCATAATCTCTTCATACACTGTCCTCAACCATCTTGATGTTAAGTCACCAATTTTGCACAGCTCTACGGATAACTTTCCGACGATATGTCTCAATGAATCTGAAACACCTACATCTTCGCTCACACTACGTTTTACATTCGCATATCGCACATCCGTAGGCAACGTCGTCTCCTCACGTATCATGCTCAATCGCTTGGCAACGGCTTCCACAATACCTAACAATTCCGCTGTCAACCTTCCCACAAACTCTCTCAGTACATCTACTACACCAACCCTTTCATCAACCATTCTATAGGCTCCTGTTGAACGTACATCCACAACCTGTACAACATCCACCTTACTCGTTGTTATATCACGCTGACCACGATCGACAAACATAACCGATTCCTTCCTGCTGTATTCGGCAATCTTCAATGATTCGTCATCTGTCCTCAACGCATCTTTCAGTGCAGCATACGCTCTGCTTAGCTGCTGATCTATTGTTCTCATCATCTCCACCAGCCGTATCCATGACTGTCTGAACAATACATCCGTTAACGTCACGCCATCTTGCAATACTCGTGCTACTATGCGAGCATCTGCAATCGATAGCATTTCCTGTAACCAATGTAATCCACGACGCATTGTTGTATCTACAACATCCGCTACCTCCGAACGTACAACTGTAGCAGCATGTCGTAATGCATCAGTTATGTTGATTGCTTCTGCTAGTGACACAAGTTTGCCACGTATATTTACGTCAGAAAGTCCTATCACTTCAACCAACGTTGATGTAACATTTCGGATTTTTGTATCGATTGTTGTGACAAACTCGCTAAACATTCTCGCCATTGTCCTAGCGGTCGAATCAACAATGCTAACTATCTGCTCTATGACATGCTTACCAGAACGCCAGAAGCTGTCCTGAATGGTAATCATATCAGTCTGCATGCACGTGGACATCTTGGCTGCGATGTCGTCGACTGTAAAGAAGTCACTAAAAGTTCGCGCAGCATTCCGTGTTGTGGTATCCGTGACGGTAGGAGATTCAGTCACTAGATGTGAGCCGATCCGCGATAACAGTTCAGACAGAATGATAGTATCGGCGTAAAGACCGATAGGCTGACGAGTATAGTTGTCAACAAATGAGAGTGTATCAATAGATGCACGTTGTACATTACGCATGGGAGTATCGGAAAAAGTGAGAAGTTCAGTGTATGATGATGATGCCGATCGTAACATGGTATCACTAACAATCAGCTGTTCACCGAGGATTTTCTGCAATACCCCAGAGTAGAAACCAAACTCATTTAGTCCATTGATTGCAGCATATCCAAATTCATCGGTGTATTGACCTACATAGTAGCCATATTCATCGTTAGGCATAATATCACCTTAGAACGTACGAATAGTTGAAGTTCCGAAGTCGGCAGGGTCGGCGAGCTTAGCAACATAAATGTAGTCGTATTGCAAGTAAACATTCCCCGTTCCACCGCCTAGGAAATTCCCTAAACGCAATGGTAGCTCGAACGTCGGTATATTGCTTGTAACACTTCGTGTATTAACACCATCAGTCATGGCAACCTCGCTATCTGTCCATTTGAGCATATATTTCGTCCATCCAGTATCCAACGACAATCCTTCCGATACACTATATGTCCCTCCAGACGAAGCGTATGCACCATATGTGTCCTCCGTTGTTCTAACTACTGCCGCCGAATTGTCAGGCACTGTTTTTTGTGAGTCTGCGAAGCCAAACTCTGCAGGATAATTATAGCTTGTGTCATAATAAACTTTAGCATACAGAACTGTGTTTGGAGCAAATGTTTTTAGAGTTTTAATACTGCTAAGTGTAGTGTCTCCTCTGTAATAAGTTAGAATTCCGTTACTGACATTTATATCCGCATTGTCGTATAAATCTGCTGTATCCCATTTCGCTGTATTTAACTCACTACCTTCGAAATCGTCAAAGAACTCGAAAACCTGCTCTCCATTTTCGTAGCTTGATTTAGTCGCACTCGGATTCCCATAAGCGATGTTTAACTCGCTTGAACCAGCAGTTAAGTTAACCCAAATCACCGCTTTCTTATTGCTGTAATCAAACTCTTCAATCCAGAAATACAACTGCCCCTTAGCCTGATCAAACACCCTGACATCCAAACCATCCGACTTTACATTTGCCCAGAAATCACTTGCAACAGCACCCTGAGCTTTCTGTGTTCCATCAGCCGAGTGAACTGTAACATTTGTAGCATCAATGACTACCTGATACTGTGCGTACTCGCTGGGTGTCGTCGTAATTGGAATATTGATGTATTTCTCCCACGCTCCACCACCGTTATTGTCGAAACCATCATAACCAAAAGAGTACACTTCCACATACTGCTTACCCTCAGGCACCCAAACATAAAGCCTATAATTGTCCTTCTTCCACGTCGTCCATCTACGCCCTACGACGACCGTCATACTCTGTTATACAAAACTCTTGCCAAAAAATACGGTATACCCAACTGCTCCGCAATCTGAGCTACGGTCATTCCCTGTTCCTTCAACGACTTCACATCATCAATCAACGCCATTATCCGACCACCTCCTCGATATTCAATCCCGTCAACTGCTTGAATTCATTCGCAATCTCAATCATTCTCGCCATCAAACTCGGCTGTTTCACCGGATCAGTCAACTGACTCTTCAACTGGAGATACTCATCAATCAACGCATTCGTCCTTTGTTCCTCCTCACTGTAGTCTTCCCAAACAACAAACACTCTCCCTTCCTTAACATTCACCCTAATCTCCGTCAATGGATACTTAGCACCAACATCTGTCCTCAGCTGCTCCAAATAAGGCTGTACTGCTGCAATCACATCCTTAACAGTTGCAGTAGTAACTTCCTTACTTTCAACCTTCATCAATCATCACCTCACACATTGGGTCCTGTCACTACACCATCCCAAGCTACATGTATGGATGACGAATCATCATTCTTCACACGCAAAAAATGAGAATTAGTCACATGAAACACATAGTTCAACCATCCTCCCGCACTACTAACTGAATCAATGGGTATTTCGTACTGCGTAGTACCATCATCATACACCCTGATCAATGATGCAGCACCACCAACGTAGATGTTATGAATTGTCCACTCCTCATCAGCAGAAGGTCGAATGTCTACTGTACCTCCTGACGCAACATCCTTCTGAAATCCGACTACTGCGTCACCTCTGGTCATCACTAATCACCGCTGACTGTCGATACCGTTACTGTACTGTAATCTTCCAAATCATCACCAACTGGTCTCCTGCCTGCATGTTGAGTGCTGGAAACGTCTGCCTACATATCATCGTACCTCCGGTATCTGCATCAAATACTCCGGATTCTTGTACAGTAGTATCGGAGTCGAAGGTAAACGTAGCTTCAATGTGTACTGTATCATTAGTTACATTCGTCGTCTCATAAGACACTGTTCCTGCTTGTCTAGCTACCTCATTACCTAACGCCGTATTCGAGGCATCAAGTGCAAGCGTCGAACCATCATCTGTTCCAATAGCAACGTAGGTAAATCTCCCTCCAATCATCTCGGCGATAGCAGCCTTGCCCGCATTCGTGATCAAATCAATCGTGTATCTCTTGATTCCCAGTTTTGCGAGCAACTTCGAGAACCATATTGCCAACTTCGAATGTCCTAGTGTTTCTCTCCTGTCGATCACTTTACCATTCCTGATGTGTAGTACTTCCAAGCTATCTGTAACACCCAACTTCTCCAGACCATTCACCATTCTCCATCACCTCCTAAATAACTTCATATTGCCACTACTCAACTTTCCGTCCCTTAATTGCCGCAATTTTCGTCCTAATATGCTCAGGTTCTTCATCTTCAGCACAATAGTGTTCGTCGACTTCGCGCAAGATTCTCTCCAGCTCTTCATCAGTCAACTTCTCGAAATGCTTCCGATTGAAATTCACTCTAATTTCCTCTCCACACTTGGTCTTCACCACCAACGTATATCCACCTGGAATCTTCTCTACATCTACCACTTCTGCCACTCTCTATCACCTCCTAACGAATTTCTCAACTACTAACGAACCCTCAATACCGCCTGCAGTATCAGAAGTAATTTCCAAAACATGATTACCCTCAGTAAGGTAATCCGTAATGTCAATCTCAATCGTCGTTTCTGCCCCTCCCGAATATGGACCTGCGATGGTCGACCCATTGAAAACTACATTGACATTCGATGGATACAATGACAACTCTGTAGCATCATTGTCTATCCCATGTGCATGTCCAGGATCCGTAATTCCATGTCCATGACCTGAATCCGTGTGATTGTGTCCAGGATCACTCAAACTATGTTCATGACCACTATCTGAATGCCCATGACCAGGATCCGAAACCCCGTGCTCATGACCACTGTCTTCATGTCCATGCCCAGGATCGTTCGTCCCATGACTATGACCGCTATCCGAGTGCCCATGTCCTGGATCTGAAACTCCATGGTCATGTCCGCTATCTGTATGTGAATGCTGCGGATCAGACAATCCATGACTGTGTCCTGAATCAATATGATCATGCTTAGGATCATCTACCCCATGACTATGACCTAAATCATCATGATCATGCTCTGGATCATTAATGCCATGACTATGCCCACTGTCATAGTGTGTATGTCCCGAACCTTCATCCAAACTATGTTCATGAAGCTCTACAAAGAAGCACCTAATGTGTAGCCACCTCAATTCACCACCATTCGACTCTGTAATCCTCACCCTCCAATCTGCAGTATCTCCACTATAACCGCGTGCAACTCCCACCAGTGTTACATGTGCGTATTCATCCGACGTCCTGATGACATACCTATGACGATCCTTCTCTTCCCATTCACCTTCCCATCCGTTCCACCAGTAGAGATAGCACATTCCATCAGTTCCGCTATCACTGGGCGCATGTATTAACAGATTAACCACGCAAATTACAAACGAATATCCGTCAGGTCCATAGAAAGTCCAATTATGGTCGTATGGTAAATCTTCCCACGGTTCAATATCCACGTAGTCAACTACAATTCCTGACTCACCTCCTGCCATTATGGAAGCACCCGTGTACTCTCTCGATATGTCGGCCTCTCCAAAGGCTGTTGAGATTCCGGTAGAAGCCTTATCTATGTCAGCATAACCTTTCATCAATGTGATTCCTGTTGTATTTGATTGAATTTCAGCTTCACCCGAATCTATGGTGATTCCTGTAGCAGATGATCCTATGTTAGCTTGACCAGATCCAATTGTAATGCCAGTTGTCGAAGAACCTATGTTGGCTTGTCCAGAGCTAATGGTTATTCCTGTAGTCGACGATTCAATGTTGGCCTTCCCTGAACTAACCGTTATGCCTGTAGTAGATGACTCTATATTCGCATGTCCTGTCCCGATAGACACTCCCGTCGTATTCGACTGTATATTCGCAGAACCACTGTTCACAGAAACACCTGTCGTAGCATTCTGAATGTCTGTCAACTTCTTCCACTTCGTCAACTTCAATCTCAACTTCGCCGACAACACCTTATCCTGAACCGAAATGTTCCATCTCGCCGGCGACCCCGACCCTACATGCTGATAGCCAAGTGGAATCTCAAACGTTTCTACTACGCCCTGCGTCACACGACCTACTGCCTGCTGAACCTTACGCAACTGCCTTAAGATCCTACCCAACGACGGCGAATAATATCCTGCCGATATTCTCGTCGTCGCCAAATCATGCTGTGCATCATACACGATGTATGTAGTACCATCAATGTTCACCAAATCTCCAGGATTCACCTCTGGCCATAATGGCATCGTAACTGACACACGTTTACGCTCCGTCGAATAGTAATCATACAACGTATCCGCAATCTTATTCAGTTCCTCCTGACTAACAGCATCTGGATACTCAAAGATCCCAACCTTGTCTCCAGAACCTCGTTCCGCAACTATGTGCCTGTTTACACTGCCTCCACCAATGACGATGATCTTGTCATACATCTCGGTCTCGTCTTCATCATCCTCAATCTCCTGGTAACGTATGATCGTTGACGTGCGGTCTGTCCGTGATGAACCAAAATAGACCTTCGTTCCCTCGAACCACATGTGTAGTCCTCGCATATCCTTGATGACTTTCGACAATGCTGTCAGTCTGTCTACATATTCCAAGCTGATTGCTGGAATAATAGTCGCATCATCACTGCCACGAGACCATGAAGTACTGTCCAGTATACGATCAACGATATCGTTTACCGTCAAATTAACCCATGTATGCGTATATGATCCTCCATAATTGACAATCGATTTGCGTAACTCAACTGCCCTCTCAAGACATTGAACCTCCATGACATCTACACGACGAACAATTCTTTGTACGTAACCCTCAAATACTGTCGTCGTATCATAGGTAATTCGTATCAGATCACCCCGCGCTACATTTTCCGTCTTAGGCATCGTAATTGTTGCTGAATCTAACTCGTCCAATGATTTGCTGACACTCAAATCCGAAAAAGCAACATCCACCCACGACGATCCATCCCACTTCTGTACCTTCCACGTCATCACCAATCACCCCGTATGATAGTAGTCACGTCTCATTCGAAACCGTATTACCCACGCCGATACCCATCCGGGACGACGATCGCTACGCCTCTCGTATAGCCTCCAATAGCCTGTTTCAATCTCAGGATACGTGGAATCGGTCACTTGTACCGGATTTTTTAACGCATAGAACGTTTGTAGATCAGACGACGAGAATACAACAGCTTCGATTTCCACCGATTTTTCCTCTCTACCTAAATCAATGATCATTGGATCCTTGTTCACCAACGGAATATTCTTCTGTCTCCAACGTTCTTCGACCATTATCCTCTTCACCTTCAACGTCAACGTATTCGTCCTATCCGTAATCGTGATTGCCATCAGTAACCACCCCACAATGCTTTATACGATTCACGTGCTAACCCTCGGATGACTTCATCCTTGTCAGCCGTCTCGCGTATAGTTCCAATGCTTACAGTCTGATATATTGTCATTGTTGTCGGTCCTCCACCTCCAAGCCCAAATAGCGACGCTACCGAATACAACGGACCTATTAACTTACTAATCCAATCATAGACCGACTGTAAAACCTCCAGGAATCCTTGGAACGTGGATTGTAGAGCTTGAGTAATCTCATCCCACCACCCGAAGTAATCAATGACAAGTTTAACGGCAGTAACTACAGCCATTATTGCCCAAGCAACCGGTCCTCCGAAGATGGAAGCTAAAATCCAACCTACACCGATCAGTGCAGTGATGACATTTTGCAACGTTATTCCATGTTGAATCATATCACTAATAGCCGTTACCACAAAGAAGATTCCACCGGCAAGACCTAGCAAACGTCCTAGCAGTTGCGATACTGACATACCTAATCTGCCTGCAACTCCACTCAGCAAACTCCATACACCTTTTAGTGCTCTTGCCCATATCATAACCTGAACTATTACTGCCGTTAGCATAGAGAATATGAACATAAGTGGTAACATAGCAGGTTGTAGTAGAATGAAGCCGACCTTCAAAAAGCCTAGTGTCATCCCTAGTTGTTCCCATGTTGATTGAGCTGTGCTTATCGTATTGTTAATGGTTGAAATGTGTTTGGATAAATTTTTCAAACCAGGAGTCATTCCAGTTATGATACTCAAGATCCATAACAGCGTGGGTATGGCATCCAGGAATTTTTGAATTAACATTTTGATTAATGGTAGAGAGTCCCTTATTTGTGGTATTATCACGACAGCCATCTCAGCCATACCCTTAATGATATCTGCAATCGCCCTGATAATTTCTGGATCTGTCAGCACATCTATCCATGCTTCAATCGCATCTTCAATCGCATCCATTACACCAGGTACTTTTAGTGCTCTTGCCAGTGCTACCATTAGCATTGCACTAATACCTGCCAACGTAGCCTGTAGAAACATTCCTGCTTCGACAACATCCCTAACTGCTACGTCTGTACCACCCAGTTTCTCTGCGAAATCCATTCCCATCGCTGATGCATATGCTAACCAGGTTGCGACCTCAAATGCTGCATCTGAAAAATTCATCAATCCCTGTGACGTTTGCTTCAACGGATCAATAAATGTCGACAACATCCACTGGAAGTTCCACAGTACACCCATCATCGACAGTGTTGCCCATGTAAAGTTCCATGCTGCACGATTCATGTACTTATCAGCATTAGCAGCAAACGCAGACATTGCCGACCATAATGGTGCAAATGACCTCGACAATCTTCTCAACGGTCTAGCAATCCTTTCTGTTGTAGAGACCCTATATCGCCTACTATATGCATCCCATCTCTCAAAGAAGTAGCCTGCAGCAGTCAAACCGACTTCTTCCATGTTCTGCAATGCTTGTGATATAGCTGCCATTTGAGTCTCCAACAGATCACGTGTACGAACAGATTGTCTGGTAGCTTTCTCATTCAAACGTTCCCATCGCTTATAATGTCGATTGTACATGCGCTCTAATTCTTTAAAACCAAATCTCGCTAACGGCGTTAACTCTGGCATCGGCTGTCTAAGGGACATCAGTCTCCGCTGTATGTTACGTATGACAGCAGCCGACTTATCTATCGCCTCGAAGATAAACCTGATCCTACCTTCCGCCATTGCCTCGCCTCCTCCTGTAGTAGTGCTTCGATGACATATATATCAAACATTAGTCTCTCCATCCAGTCCTCTGGATCATTCCACTCGAAAAGTTCACTGGGTCGCTTGCCCGTGCGTGTCGCGAGAACGCCGATAGCAACGCGGAATTCATGGGGAAGATTGAAACAAACTCTGTGGCATCTGAACCTCCTGAGCTAAACTGAGGAAGATGACAAACTGATCTTCGCCTGGCATTTCCTCGGGTTTGAATGGCCCATCTACATAGATATGTGGCAAAACCTTTTCGGCCCATTCCAGGAAGACCTTTGAGGTGCTCTCCAAATAGGCTTGCACCTGTTGTTCGCCCCAATCTTCGGGTTCACCTTTAGGCATATTGACTTTCATCATAATACTCATATGGACCGCGCCAATTCGGCCTACCGGCTTCTTGACCTTATACACTCCACTGGCCGTTTCGACTTCAATGACCTTCATATTCATCAAACCTCCGGGACATTGTTAACCAACGTTATCGTGAAATCTCCAACCACCTTGAACTCAATCTCACGATCAATCCTATCGCGCCCTGAGACACTGTATGAACCTGTCGTATACACGGCAATAGGTGCATTAAGTTTCAGTTGGTAGTCACCCCTATCACACACGATCGTCAACTGCACAGAACCCACGTCATTCGTTGGCCCGATCGAGGAAGCAGTTGTAGAGCCATATAGTGCTCTTCTCAGTTCTGCAATCTCGTCTTCCGTTAATGTCATTCTTCCCGTAATCTCTGTTCTCTCTGGTCGTAGAGCATTGAGTGTGAAATCGTCCAACACATATTCGTCGTCTGCAATACCTCTATCAACCGTCAATGACACACTCTTTGTACCTGCTACTTTGGATCCATCGACACGTAGCTGTGCTTCATAGAAGACAAACGGCTTATCATTGGAGTATGTTGGTTCCGAAAACGAAGACTGCTTATAGTTCTTGGCAATGCAATCTACTGACATCTTCACAAACTCCCTGGCCTCGAATGTAAACTCCACACTGTTGACGCCTACACCATAGATCTGTAATGTCTCATACGGATCTCCAACCTCAACCGTCATCGATTGCGGAGTGCCTAACGTAAAGTCCCATTTGTACACGTCTTCACTAGTTGAGGTCACTGTTGAACTTCCCATCAGTGCCTGCAGAATCTCCGTAATCTGATTCGGCCTTGCCACCAACTCCATCGACAGACCAACCTTCAGCGGTCCTCCAACAGCATCAGGTGGTAGAAAGTCCTCGATCGTCTCATCAAAAATTGGCTGTCTATCAATGTTAGGTTCCACTGATTGCACCCTCACTCCTCGAGTTGGAGTCACTGCGACACCAAATGTATCTTCCATTCCAACCTTCACATATCTACTAATTACCAACAGACATCACCCCCCTTATGTCAACACTAATTGTTGCCACTACAAATTCACCGGGTACGTCGATCATGACGTCGGTAATTTGGTAGCTATCGGCACTTGGAACTCCATGTTTTTCGATGGCCTGGATAATAGTTTCGATGACATCCAGCAATCGTGCACGATCTATGGCAATAAATGTGATGAATAATCGTAAGGTAATGATATAGGTGTGAGGAGTTTCAACCTCAATTGAGATGTCGTTAACATCTACCACTAACTCTTTGTATGGATCCAACTTTTCTTGAGGTTTCAAATTTACCTTAAAGTGAGCGGCTTCTAATGCCTCTACAACATCCTTCAACATTTGTGACATCATACCAGTTTCACCCCAGTGATACGTTCAGTGGTGCGGATTACATTTACACCAGCATAAATAGGTGCCAGATACTCAAATTCTCTCCTCAACCCCAACTTCCTCGCATTAATACCAGGATGTATGCCAATATCGTATTGTACGATCTTCCAACCAACGGGCCAACGACCTCTCTTAACTCCTCGCTTCCATCGCTTGTAGGTAGCTATCGAAATACCTGAAGGCTTAATCAATCCAGGTACATATTCCCTTAACTTGACTTTTACTCGTCTCCAAGGATTCACTAGCCTTGCTCCTCTACCAATACACGGCATGTATGGTACATACCTACCGGGTGATGGATTAGCTCCATAATATAAAGCTGGAGCATAATGTGCGATAACGACTAACTCGACTTCATACTTTCCTACCGACCTAAAACGCGCTGATCTCGACAACCACCCCGTGCGCTCCTGGATGTTCGACCTCTTAACGGCCTCTTGCCAAGCCTTCACTAAACCGCGACCTGCTGCCTTACGTAATCGAGCCCAGTCCTTTTTCTCGAGACGGAACAACATTTTCATGACTAAACGATACTGCGTCAAATCTAAACGATAAATAGGACGTAAAATAAACTCAACCATCTAAAACACTCTCTGTTAGGCCTACTGCTATCGCACTACCAACGACCGCATCGTCAATACTGAGGTCATCTCGAATGTTGAACCTCGAAACAACCCTAACCAGTGCAACTGCCAACTCTCTTAGTGCTCTCAACCTCTCTGCCGATGTCGCTGGAATACTCCCGAGTCCACGCTCGACGGATGCCACGTATTTGACGTAGGCAAAATAGGCTGCTACGACCACCAAACAATGTTGACGATAAACTTCATCTACATCAGGATCCAAAACTTTGTTCAGGTATGCGTCTGCTTGCGAAAGTGCCTGATAAATAACCTCATCCGACAAATAGTCCTCAGGTACATCATTCAATTCTCTGCGCACCGAAAAAATAAGAGAAGGATCAAACGTCATAATTATGCCTTAACTCCCGTTATCTTACAGATCCTACTTGACGTAGTCACAGTTTCGTCGTCTGGGATGACAATCGTCTTGAAGTACTGAGTAATTATGTAATCTGTACCAACACCAGGAATTCTGACTTCCTCGGTTGTCTTTATATCAGTACCATTGTACTCGAAGTGGATGGCAGTCTCATTGCTCTTGATAACCAGTAAGGCATCAGTTGTCAAGTTCTTAGTGTAGAAGATATTGATGCCGAATTCTTCCTGAAGCGCTTTCTCCAGAGGAACCTGCATGTTAGCAATCTCAACTCTCTTCTTCAGATAACCCATGAGTCCAGCTGGTACAAAGAGATTCATGTTCTTGAGATCAGCATCCGTTATGACCGTATTCTCCATAATTGCCTGTATTGCTGCAGCAACATCATCCTCAGGTGTTGCACCCGAAGCATTCCATGCAGCTGATGCAGGTATTGATTGTCCAGCACCGTCGAGGAGTGTAGCGAAGATCTCCTTGTCTTTGGCAATCTGCAGACCTTTGGCTGCCGAATCAATGCTTAGTCTGAGCTGATTTGCAAGTGCATTCCTGGCAATAGCCTCGTCAGTGACACGCACCCTGTTCTGCCATTTCTCCATGCTAAAGTTAGCCTGGAACCATTCGATTGTTTCGACATCCGCAACTGCACCCTCAGCAACCTTCTTGGCCTCGATGTAGTTGGCCTTAGGAATTGCAAGCCTGATGTCTAAACTCTTAATCCTCTGAATGGGGACGGCATTCTTCCCAACCAGAAGTTCCTCTGCCTTTCTGAAGATTGCCTTCTGTATGGCCGATATCTTCCTCAACTCAGGATCAGAAACCGTAACACCTAATACCATTTATCTCACCTCCATTACAGTAGGAGTGCTTTTATCAGACCACCATCATTCGCAGCCTTAGCCTCCAGAGCGATGGCAATTACGTCACCTGTCTCGTTGGTACCATCTCTATAGTCAACCGTACCTGCAGTGACATTGTCAATGCATAGTGGAGCACCATAGTAGACCTCCTGGTTGTCGGGTGCAAGCTTGAGATAGACAACTGCGCCTCTTTTGATGAATACACCAACCTCCACGTTAGCTTGCGGAGTACCATCCATGTTCTTGGTATCCTTGAATGCAACACCAACCACTACATCACCAGCAGCAGCCTTCTTAACCTTGCCCTCAGCAGATCCAGTAGTAAGAACATATCCAGCGCTATCCAGAGCATCCTCCGTGACGAAAGGCACAATGTTTGCATCATTTATCACGCATCCAACTGCCATACATCAGTCACCTCCTTAACCGAATATCTCCTTAACTTCCTCCTCATTTAATCCAAATGCCTTGGCTAAAGCCTTCGTTTCGTCTTCCTCTTCTGCGACAACCTTAACACTCTCCTCCTCCGCAGGCCTGCTTAAGGCTAGATTCTCCTTGATCCTCTGTAGAATCGCAATCTTCTGCTCAACATTCTCAATGCCCTCCACAATGGCCTCCGGATTGCTGAGTCCTAACTTCTTGAGCTCGTCAACGAGTGTCTTCAACTCCTTCTCCTTGATCTCTGCGAACTTGGTCTTATACTCCTCGAGCTCCTTGCTTAGTCTCTCAATTTCAGTCTCATACTCAGACAGCTTCTTCTCGTATTCCTTTATATCAGTCACCTCTCCCTCACTCATCGCCGCAGGCTGTGGATATGGATACGGATATGGCACCTTGATGGCATCCTTGAGAACCTTCATGACCTTCTGTATAGCTTCCTTACCTAGACCCGCTTCAACTAACTTCCCTTCGATATATGCCAAGAACTCATCCTTTGTGGGTCTCTCATCCTTAGCCATCTCTACCTCTTCACCCATATCATCACCTCCTTTCGATAAAGCTACAGACTTTGCCTCTTCAATATGTGCATCCGGAACAGCCGGATTCGTAACAAATGCGATTGCCTTTAACACACCTCCTACTACTTTACCATCTCCATCTACATCGACATCAAACTCACCCGAGATGTTGTCGTAACCATCATTACGGATCTTCTCAATTGCGTCCTCATCAAAGACGTAACCCTTGAACTTCAATTCACTCGTCTTATCATCCAGACTGAAGTGTGTTGCATAACCTATGATTTTGTCACTGAAATGTGTAATCTTCAGTGGTACATTTCCATCTATGTTTTCTGCAATCTCCTCGATTGCCTCCTTCGTAAACGTCACTGGCTTTCCATCCAACCCAGTAAATGTGCCTGGATGAATGAGCACTCCCTGTACTTGTAGCACTTCTCCAGCAGGCTCAAATTGGACCTTCTCCAATGACTCATATCGCATCACTCCTTCACCTCCGGACTACCGTAATCAATCCAAGCCTCCCAGACATCTTCATCAGGACTACTTCTTACCATCATAAATGTGCGATTTTCCCCAAGATCGATCTTAATCACCATCGGGTCTGCCTCGAGAACTTTGGCCTTACCACTATCCAGCGTAATCAGATAGCTGGGTGTAGCTTTCGTCTGATTGTATGGCGTTCCAGGTGACACTTCCACAATGTCGTCTTTACCTACATCCCAGAACTCGTCGTAATCGACTACCCGTATTATGGCAGGCGTCTTACCTTCCCTTGGATCGCTCTCCATCTCAATCTCGATCGCACCCTGATTGTTGATCAATCGCATGTAATACCTCTGTCTCGTCGGCCCTCTTCTGACAATTATTGGACCTCTCCACCATTGATACTGCAGCAACCATCTCTTGACTGACTTCCAATCGGGTGTTTTCGCCAGCTTCTTCTCCCACACCATCTTCGCGAACTCATCGCGCCTCCTCCTAGCCTCCTTCGAATCGTCAGTCTCCCACCATCTTAACTCCTTCGGAACTTTCTTCTCCCATTCCTCAGGCAATGCCGATTCACCCTTCGGAGGCATCCAACCTATCTGGACTGCCCGCTTACTGATGACGTATGGCAGCTCATCGTCCGTCTTCCAGAACAACCATTGCATCTTACCATTGCGATTCACAAGTCTAACAACATAACGACCCTTGAGAACCTTACCATGGAAGAAGTACTCCTTGAAGTAGGACTTCTGAGCTCCATACTCCACTGTGCCTTTGTCTACTAACACAAAAATACCTGGCCAGAATCGAGTACCACCGGGAACCGGTTCAATTTCTCTGGGAGGATAGACTCCCTCTACTTCTAACCATTCCTCAGGTTCATCTTGCTTCTTCGTGGCCCAGATCTTTTCCACAACTGGTCTCTTGCTGTCAACACCTTCACCTGGTGGTCTTTCCTTCGGCTTACCAGTCTTGAGATCAATCTTCCACCATTCGGGATGCTCGAATACTGCCTTTTTGTGCCATTCGAGGATCTTCTTGTCCAACTTCTTGTTCCACTCGAGAACCTCATCGTTCTTCATATCATACACATAATACAGCTCTCCATCCCAGTAGACCTTGCGCAAGTTGCCGTCCTTCTCAACCTTCCAGTGCTTCATTACCTCCTTCTCGAACGCATCCTCCTCCTGGATTGCCAACGTCCAACCTTCGAGAGCCTCCCCATCAGGCTTCTCAATTCGCAAGTCGGCGTGCACCGACCCTCCACGGAAGTGAAACTGTATGACATATCTTGCCTTCCTTGACAACTCCTCAGGCCTGCGTATTATCAACTTGATTCCATATTCATCCAGCAACTGTTGCATTTGTTTGATGAACGGATGAGTTACATCAGCTGTAGTGATGAATACCACCGTTGAAAAACCGCGCTCCTTAATACGTACTACAGTCTCCTTGAACTTTGCCAATAATCTCTCCGTCGTTGGATCGCCTTCTTTTACAGGTGGACGTCTCTCATCCCAGAACCAAATACCATAGGTACTCGACAGTACTGCAAATGGTAGGTTCTCGTGTCTTAACTTAGCATAAATTCTGTTATTCCATACACTCTTATAAAGTTCCCATGGATAAACCGTCTTGAATTTTTGCACATCTATACTGGCCCGACAATGAGGTATTACATATAGTACCGACGACATTGCCTTCTTGCGAGTCAAAACACCCATCCAATAACAACTATGACCTGATGGTAAGAAGTTAAACGCCAAAAGTTGAAACGTCCACCCATGTTTAGCAGCCAAGTTACTCAGATATTCATGCAAAATTCTCGGAAATACAGGTAAATATGGTCTTAGCTCTACTAACTCATCAGGTGCATCTTCTACGTAGAAATGACGCCTCAGGTTTAGACGGAAGTTGCGTATAAACATCATTAGACGACCTTCTGTACCTACGACTACTACAGGATCAGATCCCTTGTAAGACGTCAAAAATACTTCCAATTGTTCATGTGCATGGTTATAGGGATCCACATCCAATATATCGACCTTCTCCAGAGACAATTGCTGTAGTAAGTGTACATTATTGCCTTGCATCACCTCAATCGAGTCTCCAAACTTCTCCTTTAATATAGCAACCTTGTCTGAATCAGCCTCCATAACGATATGCCGTTTTGGTTTCACACCTAAGACATCCCTGTACCACTTAGTACAATAACCATAACCACCAAACATCTCAAGAATAACATCCACTGTCCTACCTTGTCTCGCTAGGTAGTTTACTGCCCATTGTCGAATTTCGTACTTTGCAAAGTTTCTCGTCATATCTTCGTGACTTACTCCATCTGTTGCTCCTACCTGAATATCTTGCATTTCGGGCACATTACCATAATAGTCATATAAAGGTGAAAGATGCATGTATCCTCTGGCCTCAAGTTCATCTGCAATCTCTGCATGTAACTCTTCTAAGTCTTCCTGCTGACTATCACCAAACCATAACTGCCAATGAAGCATACTATGTAACATTATCAACTCTTCATCTGTCATATCTCTAACGCCTATTGTAAACTGCTTGCTCTCTTTCCTCTGTAGAATTCCTGCCTTTTCCGCAATCCTAATTGCATCCGTTACAGTATCCGGTATGATCTGATCTGGCCTCACCTCGTATAACTTGGGTTCATATACCTTCACTCGACCATCATCGTAGACGAACAACGTATGAAACATTACCGTCACAATGTCTCCAGGCTCCAGCTTCTTGTTGGTATTAAACGTCTTTCCAACATCCAGCACTTTTACCTTCTGGTCATTCTTCAACGTAATCTCCTTGATCTCATCCTTCGGAGCCTTCCATCCACTAGGCAAGAGGAGTCCCACTCTGTAGCGGTATACACCTTCCGTCCTCGTTGGTAACCTCTCGATGACTACTGCATGTATGTCGGCTGACTTCTTGTACTTCAACCACAGATTGGTATGCCCTGTTAGTGGATAATCACTCTTCGCACTCTTCAACATCGCACCTTCACTACCAGGCAGATCCCTGATATGTTTCAGTATTCTCTCCAACTCCTTTGGATCCGGTTTCTTCAACCAATACGACGGTACAATGTTGAAACCCGGAGTCTTTGGTACCTCATCTGTCGATTGCCATCCAGCTAATGACCCGATATATTCCAATACCCTCAGTCGTACCTCATACGGCTGCTTGTGCAAATCTCCATGAATATCCAACTCATGGTGCTTGGGCAAACCATCCACATATAGGACGTCAAACACATTGGCAACAAAATTGGCGTCATCCGCTGGTTGATCGTGAGCTCTCGCATATCCAGCCGTAATCTCTCTACCCCAGTGTTCACCATCTTTTGTCCAGCCTTCAACCTCACTGTCGAGGACAATGGCATCAATAGGTAATTCCTTGAGCATCTTCACCAACGTCGGAAATCTGTCGTCACATCTTGTACCATCGTCGGTGCGTGCAATTACTTTATCTCCCTTCCTCATCCATATGATCCTCAGTCCATCATACTTCTTCTGGCATACGACCGGGTAGTCCTCAGGATACTTGAAGTGCGACAGTATTTGCTCCAGATTATAGACCTCACCCTCATGGTATCCTAACGTCGCCTTCAGCGGATAGAAGAACCTTAGCGGCTCAATCTTGTCCTCATCACGTGACTGCTTAGCCTCCTTCTCGGCCTCCTCATCACGAAGCTCAAACAACTTCTGTTGTCTCGGATCTTCGACCTCATCACCAGTCAACTTCTCATACAGTTCTAGCGCCTGCTTCAAATCCGTTGCCACGTAGAACTCCACATCAGGTAATGCCTTCTGCAATTCGTGCACAATCTTACGTCCATGTGGAAAACTCTTAAGATACACTATCATTGCCTGAACTCCTGGTCTCATTGCCCGCTTAGCCTTTTCGATTAGCGGTTGTAATCCTTCACTCTCCCATTCGTCATAGTACGGATATTTTGTATCCCACCATGCTAAACCATATCGATAGCTGATCACTGCATACGGCAATCCTGTCTTATGTAACTCACTGACCTCTTCCTTCTCTCCCCATAGCTCATGTGGGTAGCCGTAATCGATGTCTGCCTTCGTCTTGCCACATATCGTGGCGAGAACCACTTTTGGAGTCGTATCGTCCTCCTTGTTGATCAATGACAGAGTATCACGACCTACCTTGATAATCTCCTGATGACTGAACCTACTAACTGATGGCTTCCCTCCACGGATCGTATTGACGTAAACCTTCTTCACTCTTAGATTCTTGATTACATCGCCCAACAACTGATCTAGATCTAAATCATGCTCTCGGGCGATCGGTTTTCCTTCAATCAACGAATCGAGCTCATCAAACTTCTTCCACAGCGTTTCACCTCTCCTTGTCATCTTCGGCGGGTTGACGAACGCAATGTCACCTTCGACCTGCTTCACAAATTCGCGTGCATCCATCTGGAAGATGTGCACATTTTTCGCATTCAGCGGTTTATACTTTTGCGCAAAATACTCCGCATATTGCTTCAGGTCACCTTCTTTCCCTTCGTTAAACCACTTGACCAGTGCTAGAATAACAGCGTAATTCGGATAACCCTTCAATCCGTACTTCTCCTTCACATGTTCGATGTCTTCCTCAACTCCCAACAGCAGGCTCTTCAGACATACACGAGACCAACTAGCAAAATCGTTGGCATACACTACCAGATTCGGATTTCTCTTCAACGCATCATGAATGAACAATCCTGTACCAGCAAACGGAACTACCAAGACTTGTATGTTCTGGATATCCATATGATCCAAGAAAATCGATCTTGTCTTCTCGTCAAGGATGCCCTTGATCTCATCGACAGACATAGCCACAAGCTGTTGCTGCGCTGGTACTAGTACTAAATCGTATAATGGCACATGACTCGTAAAAGGTCCATGATACTTATCCATCAAGAACTGCACCCTCTTCGACAACTCAGCAGGCAACGCTCTACCCAACCTAAACCGTATCGGATGAACTACCTCATCGGGTGTGTTCTCTGGCCATCTGATGAGAATATCAATGTCACCATCTGTCTTCCCACGATTCGGAAGGCCACCGACTAACGTAACAAACCCACGACTGATGACAATCGGCTCCTTGAAATACTTCAGTACCTCCTCCAACGAAACCTCTCTCCCCATTGGCTCATTGCGGAAGGAATTCACATCTGCAAACTTCAGCGGACTATCATGCTTCATTCCTCTGCGTTCCATTTCGCGGACGATCATGTCATGTAAACGCTTGACGTCTTCCTCAGTACACCCTACAGGCCGTAGCTTCGGATTATTCCACCAACTGTGAACAATCGCATGATCAAATAGTAACTCATCGTCAGGAATACTCCGTGGATCATAATTCCTCCAATCCTTCATTACGACACCTCCTCCAAAGCC